TCAGGCGGCGAGGTCGTACTGCTTGCGCAGCATCGACAGACGGTCGAGGTACCGCGCGGTCGTGGCCTTGCCGACGTACCTGGCCATCGCCGTACCGGCCGGCGGGCGAGCCGCGGGCCCCTCCTGCTCCTCCAGCTCCGCCGCGCGCCGGATGATCTCCCGCATCGACAGACCGTGTTTGAAGTCGGCCCCGACGATGGCTTCCGTCCGGGCGTAGGCCGCGGCCGCCACCGGCTCACGCCGCGCGGCGTTCACCAAGTCGCCGATGCACCCGAGGACACAGAACATGCAGCTCAGGCTTTACCGGACCAAAGAGCACGATCAGGAACGCCAGTCCCTGATCGTGTGTCCGCCTATGCGCTAAGCCAAAAATGTTCAGCGTTCAATTTGCACAGTATGTTCAGGTAGTCCGCTGCGGCAGCCCCTTGGCTGACTTCTCCCACTGCTCTCGGAGGTCGCTGGCGAAGAAGTCATATGCGCATGGATGCTCCATCTTCTTGAGAGTGAGAACTAGCCCCTCATGATGCGTGCTATATAGGAGAACGGGCTGGACGCGAAGCTGAGATTGACTGTCGGCCGGGCTCGCGCCGGTAGGCGCAATGTCGCCATCAATCATGACGCCTGTAAATCCAGGCATCCTTTCCATGTGCCCGACGTGAAGCCCTCGGGATGCCGCGAAATTGTTTTCGATGATTCGAATGGAATTCCATATGTCCTCCCCTACGGGGTGCCCCTGTTCTCGGGCTATGACGAGCGGAAGGTCCGGGGATGACGGATCCAAAAGCAAGAGATAGACATGCACACCCTGTCCGAGTAGCCGATGGATCATCTTCCTATTGCTGTCCAATGTGCGGTAAAGACTTGGGCCGGATATGGCCACCTGAAATTGAGCCCTTGCGTAAAAGTCGCTAGGGGGGAGTAGGTGGGCGTCGTCGTTGCGGTCCTCGATGTCGACTAGACCCATCTTCTCAATGGTGACCGCCATCGTCTCGCCCCTAGCGTTGGGAGCATTGAGAGCGTCAGGCGTCCGCGCTTCATAGTCCGAAATCTGCTCGAGCGCCGCTCGAAAACCGCTGGGATCGGCGTAACGCTCACCACGCCTAGTGGCGCATCCTACGTGCTCTAGCCTTACGGCCAATTTGTTCAGTGCTTGTGAGATGCTCTCACTGTCTCCGTTTATGCGGACCTCATTGAGACCGGCGAAATCACTTATGGCTCTCAGGGAGCCAACATGGACGATTAGCGTCCGACCTCTCTCCGCTTTAAATGCCATACCTGCTTCGAGTAGGACGTTCTGTCGAGGTTGGCCAGTAGGCTCTGCTTCGTAGTTCGGATCCGATGGCTTTCGAAGGAAATCACGCAGATAAGCGTCGTCATCGGGAGTCATCAGGACAACTACTGCCTGCATGTCGTCAAAGAGTTTCTCCACGACTTCGTGGGTGAAGGCTGTTCCCGGTTGCTTGGCTGTCGCATGCTCCCACTCTTGGGGTTCCAGCCCCAAGGCGGAAAGAAAATTGAAGATGGCAGTAGTAGCCTGCTGGTTTCGCCCGTGGACAACAGCCACAGCCCTAGGATTCACAGTCATATCAAGGCCCCACGAGGGTTCAGTGAGATCCAAGCTGTCTTCTCTCAGTGTGCGCCTACGTTCAGCGCGGTCGCATCTTGATGAAGAACACAAGAAAACCTGGGCGTATGGGGCCTTGCGCCCGAGCTCGAGACGACTACCCAGTCGGCGTCCCGGATCAGCTCGTCGGGGACGGTCGTCGACGGCTTCAAGGGCACGGAGGGGTGCACGGCCCGCTTCTTCCGCTTCGCCTTCGCGGGCGCGGTGCCTGCAGGGGTCTCCTGCGGGGTCTGGACGGCGGGGAGGTCGAACAGGGTGGCGGTCTGCATGGCGAGCGTCCTGGGGGCGTGAGGCGGGCGGAGAGGGGCCGTTGGGGGCCAGGGCGCGCGATGGCCACGCCCCGGCGGAGTACGGGCGGCTACCGGCGCTGCGGGCGGCCCATGCGCTCCTCGCAGGGAAGCATCGAGCGGTCGACCGGCGGGAACGGGACGGGACGCCCGTACGCCCCGAAGCGCAACGCGGTCTCCCCCCGCGTCACGCGCGTCTTGAGCCACGGCGTGGAACGGCGCTCCCCGTACCGGTACGAGCGGGCGAGGCAGGCACGGGCGGCGCTGACGGTGGGGTTCGTCGAGCGGACGCCGGCGGGGCGGGGACGGCGGTCGGCCCAGCGGGGGGAGCGGGCCTTGCGGGCACGGTGGGCGCGGATCGTGGCGTGCATGGTGAAGTCCTCTAGGTGAGTGGAGCAGGCGGGAGGGGGCCGCGGGGCCGGGGCACGGGCGCGCCCCGGCCAGGGACGAGCGGGTCAGTCCCGTCGCCGGGCGTAGTTGTGGAAGTCGTCTCCACCGGCGAACTCGGCGGGTTCCGTGGCCAGGGCGCAGACCCACATGCCGATCGGGCCGGGCGAGTCCTGCTCGCCGCTGAGCCACTGATGGACGGTCAGCTCAACTTCATGCAGACCGGTCTTCGTCTCGGCGTAGAACTCGGAGTTGCCGCCGTAGCCGTACTCGTCGAAGTAGTCCCACACGCACACCAGGCGCGGGCCGCCAGCATCGCGAATGAGGCCGAACACGGCGTTGATGTCCTCGGCGGTGTAGCCGTCGGCGAACTGGCCGTGCAGTTCGGCAAGCTCGGCGGGGACGGACACCTCGACGGCCCAGGTGGCGAGCTTGTTGCCCTGGACGGTCCACACGTCCTCTCGGTCGGTCACCCAACCCTTGCCGGGCTCCCACTTGTCGGTACGCAGGAAGGAGAGGGGGACATGCTTCGCCTCGCGGACCTCGTCCATGTTCAGGACGGTGCCGACCCAGCAGTACACAGTCAGGCCCTGGCGCTCCACGGTCGTCAGGTTGTCCAGCCGGACGCGCATCCCGTGCTCGGAGACGATGTCCCCCTTCACGAGCTGGCTGGAGTCCTTGAGGGTGGTCTGCGGCGTGTTCGCGGTCTCGGTGCTGCTGTTCATGGGCGTGCTGCTCCTCGGAGTGGTGCGGTGATTTGGGGGAGGGTGCCGGGGCACGGCGCGTAGGGTCGCGCCCCGGCGAGAGAGGGACCGGACCGGTCAGATGACGTCGGTGACGTCGAAGAAGTGGGCCAGGCCGCCCATGAACCGCTTCGGGGAGAGGCACAGACCCGGGGTCGGGCGGGCGAACTCGTCCCGTACGGCGTCCTCGTACGCCTTCTCCGCGATCGCGCGCGCCCCGTGGTCGGTGGCCCAGTAGCGGGCGGTCGACCAGTAGTCGACGCCGTAGCGGGTCTGCTGGGTGACGGGGTCGATGTACTCGACGCACCGGATGATCACGACCGCGTCGCCGTCCGCGTCGTTGATGACGGACTCGCGCAGGCCCTTGCCGCCCAGGATGTTGAAGCGGTAGGCGTCAGCCTGTTCGCGCGGGGTGTCAGTGGTGGCGTCGGAGTGCAGGACGGTGCGCATCGGCCCGTACTGCACGGTGAGCTGCGGCATGGGCTTCACAGCCAGGGCAGCGTTCATTGCGGTGTTCCTTCCTTCGGGCTGTTGGCGGTGCTCTCCGCCAACACCTCAGAGAGTACAGCAATAAGACTCCCGTGTGTAGTAGCCCCAGGGAAGATGGAGGGAACGAGGTTCGGGAGTCGCGTTGCTGAGCCGAAGGGTCACGCGATGAGCATGACGCCGCCGATGGTCTTCGCCCGTCGGACGACGACACCGCCTGTACGGCGCGGTGGGGTCGGTTCCGGCAACTCCCGCAGCGGCGTGCCCACGGTCCCATCTCGGCCCGTCAGTTGCGTGAACCGCTCCTCGAACTTCGGTCGCTGCTTGTCGTGCACCCTGGCCGGCGCCGCCACCAGGTACGCGGATGCCGTTTGGGTAGCTGTCGCCTGCGGTCAGGTAGTGCGCCCGATAGATACCGGAGTGCTCGCCCTGCTCCAGCGTCATGCCGTGCTCGCCGGCCAGGGCCCGCACGTGCGCCTCCGCCTCCGCCCGGCTCCCCTCGAACACAGTGCGCACCGACCGCCACGCCTGCCCCTTCGCCGTCTTCCCCCAGCACCCCTCCGGGCCGGAGCACCAGGGCGCGAAGTCCCCGGCCGGGTGATCGGCGCGGCACGTCTCGGTACGAGGCTCACGGCACCACCAGCGCGGCTTCCGGCACGTCCTGCCGTGCCACTGGCGGCAGTCGTCCGTACGGGCCGCGAAGTACATCCTGCGCACCTCGTACACCGCGTACGGGGTCTGCTGGTGCCGTCCTCCGTGAGCCGCTTCCGCAACGACTTCGTGCCGTACAGGGCGACGCGCTCGTTCAGAGACTGGGAGACGTACTCCATGCGCAACACGTCGGCCGCGATGTGCGGATGGGCCCTCAGCCGCTCCTCGTGCGTGTCCCTGGAGGCACAGACGCCACTGAAAGGGCACAGCAGTAGGACTTACGGATCTTCTCGCCGAGCCGCTCGAGGACGTACGCCTCCACGGCGGCCCGCTTCATGCGCGCGTGGATCAGCGGGTAGTACGGCTCGCAGATCGTCCGGCCGGCCTCGGCGTTCAGCTCCCGCTGAATGGCGGTGTCCTTGTCCGCCCGGTCCATCTCCCCGGCGTGGTAGCCGATGACCCGCCGGAACGACGACATGCCGAACTCGGCGGCCGCTCGCGCGTCCAGGCACCAGCCTTTGAACTTGACGGAGCTCCTCTGCACCAAGTCAAGGAGAACCTCCGAGGTCTTGGTGCGCCGGGAGCAGCGGAGACCGCCGATGACGCGACGACGGCAGGGACGGAGGCTCCGTCCCTGCCGTCGCGCTGCCCTTATGGAACTGGCGGACCGGCCGGACCGTTGGTCGGCACTGAGCCAGCGGCAGGCGCAGGCTGGGATGCCGCACCATTCATGGCCTCCCGGAGGCCACGGAAGGCGCCGCTGACCCCCGAGCCGATCAGGCTTGCCTCCGACGCGGTGACAGGCCGACCGAGGAACTTGGCAACCACCACCACCATCGGTGGGATGAGTGCGACTGCGACCCAGGCGTGCCCACTCTGGGCCAGCCAAACGGTGGCCAGGAGCAACGCGATCAGTGCGAGAAAGCCCATCGCAGTTTCGAAGCGCTGTTGCTTCCGCTCATCTGCCCGCTGCGCCCGTTCGTGCTCGCGCTGCTCGCGAGCGTTCCATGCCTCGAGCAACGCGGCTTTGCCTGCTCCGTCCAAGTCCGTCCGCTGCAGCACGAGCTGATAGATGTCCCGAAGATCTTGATCCCTCTGGCCTCGGTTCATCGGCCCGACCCCCCAAGTCGGCCCAGGTCTCGTGGGACCTCCCCAGCTCGCAGACTGCGTGCCAGCTCGGCGACGATCCCTCGCTGCCGGCTCCGGGCAGCCTCTCGGCGCCCGATTCGGTGCGCGATATACCTGGATGCGACTGCGGCGACGACGCTGCCCGTCGTGGCAGCAATAGACAGGGCGTCCAGCACGGACGACACGAACTCACCCCCGTTGTATGCGTATTGATGCGGAAGCGACTGCACCCTCACCAGTAGAGCACGACGCTCGGACATCCCTCCGGCCTCGCCGGTCGCCTTGCCTAGGATCCGGCGACGTTCACCCGCTCGGGTGACGAGTGCCGGGCAGGCCAAGCAGGACTGTGGTTCTGGCGGCGGTCCGGGCCGCGTCGGCTTGTTTGGTGCGGACGAAGGTCAAGGTCATGTCGATGCCCTCAATCTCGCCCAGCCACTGCTCCTCCTCGGCTCGCTTGCGACGGAGAACCAGGTCCCTCTCGATCTCGGCCAGCACGGCGAGGAACATCAGCAGGAGCGCTGTACTGTCCGCGCCGAGCCCGTACGACAAGACCGTGATGCCGAACCGGCGGAACGTGGCAGGCGCGGCCGCGGGCGCCGCAGCGGGGGCGGGCAGGTCGAACAGGGCAGGGGCAGACACGGGCATTCCTCCGGGAGATCCGGCGACGGCCGGGCGGGGCAGGGAGCTGCGAGGGAGGGAGCGTCAGCGGGGCCCGAACACGCGGGCCATCAGGGGCTGGAGGGACCGACGACGGCCACAGCGCTCGTACACCCGGACCATCGCGGCGACGTCCGCCGGGTCCGGCGCCTGGCTCCACCGGACGCTGAGGACCACGTACTCACCCGAGTCCGGCCGGTCCAGACGGAGGTACGCCCCGCCCAGGTCGGACTTCCACAGCATCCAGACGTGATCCGTCTCGGAGCTGCGCTCGAACTCCCCGGTGACCATCGGCGACGGCAGACCCGTCAGGCGGGCCACCTCGTCGGTGAACGACTCAAACGTGTACCGGGGCGACGGCTGAGCGGGCAGGTGGGACTGGAGCCAGAACGGCAGCGGCATGGGGGCTGGAACCTTCCTCCGAGCGGCGAACAGACCACCGGCGGGCCGGACGCCGAGAGAGCGGGAAAAGCGCTGGCAGACCGGGTTTTGGGACTTTTGGGACCGTCCACACACGCGCGCGTGCGCGTATGGGGTGCGCCGCGCCGCCCACGGTCGATGGGCGGCGCGGCCGGCCGGGGCGGTCAGAAGGTGCAGGTACCGGCGAGCGCGCGACGGTCCTTGGACGCGATGGAGGCGCAGCCCCGGACGCGGAGGTCGCCGGCCTGCGGGTAGTCGCGCCACCAGCGGGCGTCCGCGTCCCAACCGGACTCGCCGACGATGAACCCGTAGAAGGTGCCGCCGTCGAACTTGCGGTACAGCCACAGGCCGTGGGCGTGGTCAACCTCGGCGGCGACGGGCGAGGCGAGCACGGCGTCGAAGATCGTGCGGACCGTGGTAGCCACCCAGGAGTCGGCGGGGTGCGCGTCGGACTCGAAGAAGATGCCGCGGGCGTTCGGGTCGATGCCCTGGAGGGCGGCGACGGCGAGGGGGCGGGCGACGGCGTCGGGGATGACGGCGTAGGCGCGGCCCATGTTGTCGGTGGTCACGGTGACGTCGGTGACGGCGAGCGTGGGGGCGGCGGTGACAGTGGCCATGGTGTTCCTTCGTTCGGGCGTCCCGGTGCTCTCCGGGACTGGTGAGGGGGCGGTGCGCCCTGGGCCTGCACCGGGCGGGCCGGTGAGGGGCACCGCCCGCCGGGGGGACGGCGGGCCGGTGCGGTCGAGGGGGCGGCTACACGCCCTGCTGGCCGAGCCACTTGTCGAGCATGGCCTCGCTGGTGCTGCCCTGGTGTGCGGCGGCGTACGCGGCGGAGCGGTCTCCGGCGATCACGATGCACAGCTCCCCGGCCTCCACCACCGCGGCGAGGCCGTGCAGTTCCTCGAGCAGTGCGTCGTAGTCCTCATCCCGGGCGAGGGTGACGCGGTAGACCTTCGACTTCTCGGTGCCCGGGTAGGCGACGACGGCCAAGAAGAACAGGAGCTGCGGGGTCTTGTTGAGGGACACGGGCATTGTGGCGTTCCTTCGGTCGGGCGGGCCCCGGTTGCTCTCCGGGGCTGCGGGGTGAACCCGCTAGGACGACAGTACAGCAATGCGACTCTGGCGCAACTGGGAACCCGCAAGAAACCGTAAACGCGCTGGTGAAATAGTGCCCGGCACACCTGTGCAGTCTCATGGCTGTACTTCCTACGGGGGTCCTGCTACGTTCTGGAGCCCCGCCACCCGGCGGCCCGGGGAGAGCACCCCGGGGAAGCCCGAACGAAGGAACACGTCCATGCGCCTGTCCCGCCTGCTCCGTCGCCCTCGTCCCGCCGCGATCCTGGCCGCTGGCCTGACGATCGCCACCCTCGGACTCCTCGGCTCGTGCACCGGCGCCGACCCACACGCCGCGCCCCGGCCGGCCCGCACCGTCACCATCACGCCGCCCGCCGAAGACGACACCGTGGCCACGTACAACGCCGGTTGGAAGGCAGGCGTGGCCGCCCTCGGCGACAGCACCAAGCCCACGTACCCGAACATCATCGGCGACGCCAACGACCCGGGCACCGTCGCGTGGGCAGACGGCTGGATCGACGGGCAGGCCGATGCCCTCGGCGACGACAACCGTGACGGCCGGATCGAAGAGGACGAGAGCGGGTGGAACTGCCACCGCATGGGCAACCGCGTGTGCGGCCCGCAGTTCGACGCAAGCACCCCCCAGCGCTGACCTAGACACCCCACCGACCCGCCGGGGCGCACCGCCTGCGCCCCGGCACCGCCCGAGCACCGACAGGAGAGACCGCAGTGACCGCCAACCCCCAGGGCCGCGACTGGAGCCGCATGGCGCGCGCCGACTTCGACGACTCCGCCCCGCTCGCCCTGGTCGACGCCCGCGCCGTCAGCCGCGCCGTGCCCGCCGTCGCGCACTCCAACGGGACCGATGCTCTGTTCGGGGAGGACCCGACGCCCGCGCGCCCCGCCCGCACCCGCAGGCCGGCCACACCGTCCACCGAGGACACCGGCACCCTCTTCTAGCCAGTGAGAGCAGTGCAGCCGTGAGACTAGCGGCGCGCGCCAACAGCTCCCGCGCGCGCCGTTCCACCTGGAAAAACTTCGATCAGTTCCCGTGGACTTGCTCCCCTTGCGAGTCTCATTGCTGTATTGTGTGTGTTGTTGGCGGAGAGCACCGCCAACAGCCCGAACGAAGGAACACCGCAATGGCTTCTGTCACCGCCCGCCGCATCCTCCGCGACCGCGTCCACGCCCACCGCGCCGCCTCCGCCGCCCGCCGCGAAGTTGCCCGCGCCGCCCGCCGCGTCCGCAACTCCGCCCGCTCCCTGGCCACGCACGTCATCGCCACCGGCGCCGACCGCGCGACCGTCAAGGGCGTCGTCAACGCCCTCCAGGGCGTTGCCAAGACCGCCCGGACCAACGGCCTAAAGGGCAAGCGGGCCCGCATCCGCCGCACCGCCCAGGGCTTCAAGCGCCACGCCGTCACCGCCTACCGGTACACCCGCGCCCAGGTCGCCCAGATCGCCGCGCAGTACAAGCCGCGCAAGGCCGAGTACAAGGCCGTCCGCGCCGCGCTGATCGCCGCCTCAGCGACCCCCTGACCGCCGGGGCGCGGCCCTTCCGCCCGCCGCGCCCCGGCCCCCACCTCACCAAGCACCGGAGACGGAGACACCCATGCCCGCGCTGCCCAACGCCCTCGCCGCCGCCCACCGCGCCCGCACCATCGCCGCCATCGCCCGCACCCGCGCCACCTCCACCACCGTCGTCCTCGACGACACCGGCCGCGCCGCGCTCACCCAGATCGCCGAACTGCTCGACACCGCCGCGCACTCGCTGGAGACCGAGGAACCCAGCACCGTGGACGGCATCGTGATCACGAACACCATGGACTGGGACGCCTCGTACGCGCTGATCACCGCCTGCCACATCGCCGCCGCCAACCCCGCGATCGGCTTCCCGCCCCACTTCACGCAGTACGTCACCGCGCCGGTCTTCGGCAACGACATCGAGCTGCCCCCGTCGCTGCTCCCCGGCGGCCCCGTGCTGATCGCCCAGGAAGGCGACCTGTTCGCCCGACTCCTCGCCCTGCACGGCCACTACCTCGCCATCACCGTCCCGCAGGAAGACCCGGAGAGCATCACCGCCGCGCTCGAAGCCGCGTTCACCCTGCACTGGAAGCACGCCCGCCTCGCTGAGGCCGTGGCCGTCGACGCTGCCCGCCCGTGCAAGCAGCCCACCGTCGAGCCCGCGCCGCTCGACCTCACCGGCCTCACCCCGTACACCGTCGGCGTCATCCGGCTCGCCGAGAGCAAGGGACTCCACCCGACCTGGGCCGGTCCCGGCTACCGCAACGTCACCCGCCGGATCAGCCTCAATGCGGGCGGCCAGCACGGCACGTTCGGCACCATCCACATCGGCCGGAGAAGCGGCAAGGTGCTCCGCATCGAGCTGATCCACGGCAACGACGGCACTCCCACGCGCGCTGAGGGCGCCAAGGCCGCCCGTGCGCTCCTCAAGGCCGCGCACGTCCACGCCTGCCCCGACGACTGCACCGCCCCCTCCACGGCCACCTGCCGCCCGTAGGCGCCCCCGCTGCGCGGGACGCGACGCAAGCCGCCCCCGCCCGGCCCACGGTCACACCCCCCGCTGCGCCCCGGGGCCCGGACGTACGAGCCGCCCCGGGGCGCGACGCAAGCACCACTCGCATGACCAGATCACCCGGCCGGAGAGCACCGCGCCGGACCCGCCCGAACGAAGGAACACCCCAGTGACCCTGTCCGCCGTCACCCCCGCCGAGATCGCTGCCCCGCTCGCCGCGCTTCTGCCCGCCCGCCGGGGCGCCCGCTGGACGGTCGGCCCGGCCCCGTACGGCATCCGCAACAACGTCCCCACGTCCCGGCTCACGAACGGCCGTCGCGCCCTGATCGTCGCCGAGGAAGCGGGACGCATCGAGGTCTTCGCCGACCGGCCCGGCGCGTTCGCCGTCACCCCCGACGTGGTGGTCGACGCGACCGACCCGGCGCCCGCCCTCACCCTCGCCGCGCGCGTGCTGCGTTCCGTCCTCCCCGCCCTTGACGCCGACGAGATCCGGGAGACCGCCCGCGCGAAGGGTTGGGACCAGGTCCTCTCCGACCGCGCGACGGAGCTGCTGGAAGTCGGCTTCTCGCTCATCGACCACGGCGCCCATGCCGTTCCGGCTGAGGGCGTGAACGGGCCCGGCCTGATGTGGACGGCCGACAGCGGCGGCACCTGGGGCCTGTGGGTGTACGGCCTGAACCGGAACCTCGTGCTGACGTACGACGGGCCCGTGCGTGGCCTGTACGGCTTCCTGCCGGTCGTCGTCACCCCGTACGCCGGACACGCCGAAGACCACGCCGGGAGCGCCTTCACCCGGAACCTCACCGACCGGCTTCCGCAGCTCCGCCCGGTCGACGACGGCGAGGTCCAGTTCGGCGCTCGCCGAGAGCCCTCCGGCTGGATCGCGCTCCCCACCGCCGACGAGCCGACCGACCGCGCCGACGACGACCGGCGCGTGGTCGCCGAGATCAGCGGTATCGGCGTCGACCTGCTGCTCACCACCGTCGCGTACCTGGTCTGACCCCCTCCCGCCCGGCCGCGCTCCCGGACTGCTCCCGGGGGCGCGGCCCCCTCGAAAGGCCCTTGCCATGACCCCGATCGCCACCGCCCCCGCCCGCCCCGGCTGCCCCGCCCAGACCCTCGCCGGACGCATCGCCGCCTTCCTCCCGGAGCGGGCCGGCATTCCGTGGACTGTCGAGCCCTACGACGCGTGGTGGACCGCCCGGTACCCCGCCGCCCGCCTCGTTCAGGGTGGCCGCGCCCTGGTCCTGGTCGCGCGCACCTGGGACACGCAGATCGGCTGGCAGCTCCCCGACCGCGAGCCGACCCGGCCCGATCTCCAGCTCGAGAGCGTTAGTCCGGCCGTCATCGCGCGGGAGGTGCTGCGCCTGGTCCTGCCCGTCCTCGACGACGAGGCCGCCGGACGCGCCGCCGCCGACGGACCGCGCGTGATGGGGCGGCTGGAGCTGCTTGACGAGATCGGGCACGCGATGCGTCTGCAGGGCGTGGCGACGTACAACCGGATCGGTCTCCTGGCGAACACGTCCACCCTGGCGTGGGGTGCGCCGTCCGGCGCCCGGTACTCCGTCACCCTGCACGGCACGAACCCCGTGGCCGACGTCCAGATACAGGGCCCGGTGCGCGCCGTCGAGAAGGCCGTGACCTACTTCCTGCCCCCGGCCGCCGACGGGCGCCCCGAGATCCCCCGCGTCCGCGGACGTCTGCAGCGCCGCCTGGCCGCCGTCCTCGCCCGGCACGGGCACGTCGAGCAGACCGAGCAGGGCGGACTCGCGTTCAGCACCGGCCGCGGCCCCGGGCCGTACGGGTACGCCGCGCCCGCCCTCGACCCCGTGTCCCGCGCGCACGACACGACCCCGGCGTCCGTCGACCTCCACGGCCTCGGCGCGGACTTCCTGATCTCCCTCGCCCCGCAGCTCTGCCGCTGACCGCCCGGCGTCCCGAGGCCGGCCTCGGGACGGACCCCACCCCTGGAAGGACACACCACGTTGTCTGAGTTCACCGTGATCGCAACGAACTTGGCCACCGGTCAGAAGTTCACGCTCACCGGCAGCGGAGACGAGACCGCCGATCGCGTAATGGAACGCGCCGCTCGGGAGGGGGACCTTCCTGGCGTCGACGGCGGGCTGCCGACCAGCCTCATGTGGACGGAAGTCGTCGACGGGTATGAGTGGCGCCGCCTGCCCAAGTCTGGCCACCGCCCCGGCGAGGACCCGCTGCCCGCCGAGCGCCTGGAGGAGATCCGCGCCGCGGCCGACTCGTCGCCAGAGCTGCGCGACCTGCTCGGTGAGCTGGACCGCATCCGCCCCCTGTTCGACTCCACACTCGAGGCGAACGGCGTCCTCCTGGACCAGTGGGCCCGGTACGCGGGCGTGGCCCCGCACCCGTTCCTCGGCGTGTTCTGCCGTACGTGCCGCACGGAGGTGAAGCCCGGCGAGGAGGGATGCCCGCGGCACGACCCGACGGTGATCGGGCGCGCCCTGTACCGGATGCACGAGGAGAACCGGACGCTCCTGGACGAGGAGGAGGCGGGCCGCCGCGCGGTCGCGATGCTGGACGCCGCTCTGCCGCTGCTCGCCGCGGTGCTGAACCCGGTGGTGGACCACAAGGAGGGGTGCCGCCCGCACGACTGCCGGTGTGGCTGCGACCGTCGGCAGACCTGCCAGGACTGCTACCGGTGCGTGTGCTGGCGGTCGGAGTGCTGCGCGGAGAAGGCGATCCGGTGGCGTGCCGAGATGGATTGGGAGCGGCTGAGCGCCGAGGCCGGCCTCGGGGCCGAGGGGTCCGCCGAGGAGGGTCCGCGGTGCGCGGTGTGCCTGACCCCGATCGCCGAGCACGCCGGGCGGCACTGCCAGACCAGCCCGACTGCCTGAGCGGTGTGCCCGGCCCCAGACTGCTCGCCCGGGGCCAGGCGCACCGCCACGGCATTGGAGTGCAGCCGTGCGAGTTCACCCGGGTTTTTCCCTGCTCCCGCGGCACGCGAGTCTCATTGCTGTATTGTGCGTGGCGTTGGTGGAGAGCAGCCACCAACGAAGCCCGAACGAAGGACACCGCAGATGAGGGACCTGCCCGCCAAGGTCAAGACCGCAATCCACGTCGCCACGCTCGCCCGCAAGGCCGGTCTGCCCATCCCCGCCAAGGTCCGCCCGATCCTCGAAGAGGCCGCCGCCCCGTGGCCCGCCGAGTGGCTGCTCGCCCCTCTCCCCGGCGACCCGATCCGCGTCGTCGAGCTGTTCGCGGGCCCCGGCGGCTGGTCCGAGGGCATCGCCGCCGTCCTCGGCGTGGCCGTCGACTCCGTCGGCGTCGACATCTCCGAAGACGCCTGCGCCACCGCCCGCGCCGCCGGTCACCGCCGCATCTGCGCCGACATCACCACCCTGGACCCCGAGCACATCGCCCTGCGCCACACCCGCGCGGTCATCATCAGCCCGCCGTGCCCGACCTTCTCTCCGGCGGGCAAGCTCTCCGGCCTGGAGCAGGGCAACATCCAGCTCCTGTGCGACGCCATCGCCTACGTCGGCGAGGCCGCCGGGTTCATCCCCATGGAGTGGCACCACAACGACTACGACGACGAATGCGGCTGCGACCCCGACGCCCCGGACGGAAAGGGATGCCACGGCGACGGCTTCGCCCCGCGCTCCGGCGCCACCTGGGACGAGGTCCGCGAGATGGCCGCCGACGTCAGCGACCCTCGCATCGCCCTGATGCTGGAGGTCGTCATCTGGCCCCTCGCCCTGCAGGCCGCCGGTGCGCCCATCCAGTGGATGGCCATGGAGCAGTCCAGCAACCTGCCCGAGGAGATCCTCGACGACCTGTCGTGCGAGTTTTCCTGCGCCGAGTGGTTCTACACCAACCGCGAGATCCTGGAGGCCGCCGACTACGGCCTGCCCTCCCGCCGCAAGCGCGTCTACATGATCGCCTCCCGCCGCTACACCCCCACCGTCACCCGCCGCATCCGCCCGCTCCCCGCCACGACCATGGCCCAGGCCCTCGGCTGGCAGCCCGGCGAGCGCGTCAACACCCGCGGCAACCGCCCCGTCGACCCGAAGACCGGCCGCGCCAAGGGCGGCAACAGCTTCTCCGCCGACGGCCCGTCCTGGTGCCTCACCGGCAAGTCCCGCACCTGGAAGCGCGAGAGCGACGGCTACCGGCTCACCGAGGCGGAGGCCGGTCTCCTCGTCGGGTTCCGCCGCTCCTACCCATGGCAGGGCAGCCGCACTAGCGCCTTCCAGCAGGCCGCCGACGTCGTCTCACCGGTCATGGCCGCCATCGTCCTGTCCGGCATGTTCGGCGCCCTCGGCGAGGCTCTGATCCGTGACTACCTCGCCCAGCTCTACGACATGGACGACATGCTCAGTCCAGACGACTACGAGCTGATCGGCTAACCCCCAGCGCGCCCGGCCCCCGCCCCCGCGGAGGCCGGGCGTTGTCGTTGGCTCGAACTAGGCTCCGAACCATGAGCACCCCTGCCCCTGCCCCCGTCACGGAGGACACCAGCGCCCCCCCGGCCGGCCGCGACCGAACCGGCCCCGTTCGACCCGCACGACTTCCCCGCCGACCTGCGCGCCGCCCAGCGCACGGCCGCCGAGCTGTACGCCGCGCCCCACGCCCACCAGAAGACCCTTCCATGGTCCCGTGAGCCACGCCCGCGCTGGACGGAGGAGACGGAGCGGGGACGGGAGCGCCGCGGGCGGCCGCGTCGCCCGGCTGGACACCCGAGGAGGCTGCCGAGTACGACCGGTTGTTCGAGGCCCCTACGGGAGGCCACCGCCGCCGTGCAGTGCCACCCATGGTGGGAGCACTGCAAGAAGGAAGGGATCAAGGGCGCTGACCTGGTCGCCGCCCGGCGGGCACTCAAGCACGCCAAAGGCGTCGTTCCCCTGGTCCGCGACGACGTCGACGTCGCCGCCTGATCAGCTACCTGCCGTCGAACGCCCTTGCGGCCCCCTCTGCGCCCGGCGAGGCCGCGCCTGCGGTATTCCCTCTGCCGTGTCGGGGCGCCGGTAAGAACCGTGTCGCCAGCCGCAAACGACGGCCACGCACGGGCTGACCACGCTCGCCGATTCACCCGAAACGATCCCTTGTCGGGCGACCCGTCGTTTCCCCCTCTAGGTTTTGGTCATGGACAGGGAGCCGCCGCCGTTGCCACAGCCGGGGTCTGGTCGGCGGCGCCACAAGATCAAGACCTCCCTGTACAAGTGGTGGTACCGCCCTCTCTTCATCTGGTTCAGGAAGAGTGCCTTCTGGGCCTTCCTGTTCAGCACGGTTCTGTACCTGCTGACGGCCTGGTCCCTTGATTCGTTGGATTGCGCAGCCCAGTTCATGATCGGATACCTGAATCCGTTCAATCCGCCTCTGTCGCTTAACCCTGGCCAGCAAGCACTGGTCATCGCGCTCCGCGTCGTCGGTTGGCTTCTGGTCCCTGCGACAGTGGGCGCAACAGCCGGTCTCGTGTCTGCGGAACTGATGAGGCGCTATTTCAACCAGCCTCACCCGGCGGAATCTCAAGGAGGCCCGCCCAGTGAGTGACGTTTTCGCCATGCGGGGGTGGCCGGACGAACTTCTGATCTGCCAACTCTTCTACGAGATTCACGAATGGGATGATGACCGCACGCAGGACCACTTCCTGAAGATCTTTTACAAGCTGCTCTGGCAGGTGAAGACCGTCTACGACGCTGCCGACCGCGACGCCACGTGCAGGCGCGAGGTTCTCAGCTTCATCGACAAGGTAATCTTCGGCTCCTCGCGCGGAAAGTGCCCGTTCTGTAGCTGAGCAGTACCGTGGAGGTGTGGTGCAGTTGAAGCCGAAGTCCAAGAGCCGCGAGCCCCTTACGCCTGAGGAGAAGAACAAGGTCGAGGGGCTACTTGGCGATCCGGAGACGCGTGCCATGTTCGCCGCTGCGCGCCCTGGAGCCTCCGACGAAGAGCTTCGCGAAGTCGCTGAGGATTTCGTACGAGACGTTACTGAGAGGAATGCCGCAGCGACGGGAAGTGCGGCCGACTGATCGAGCTTGACCTTCGGACGCCAAGACGTCCCCCCTTGCTCGGGTCGGCCTCCTCGATACTCACCTGGTGAAACCGCCGCAAGATCACCGCCGTTTGCGGCTGGTGACAGCGTTCTTACCGGCTCACCCGTATCCCATCGGTGTTCCTGGACGGCGCCGAGCCGCTTCCGTGTGCTTTCCGCAACCCGGGCTGCGGCCACTGGTACGTGCGGATCGTGACCATTGTGTCGCCGCGTAGGTCCACCTCGACCTGGTAGCGCACGCTGCCGTCCGCCCAGTTCTGCCGCGCCATGACCCGCGCGGACCGCCAGGCCCCGGCCGACCACACCTTCAGCGACGGACGATCGGCGTTCGGCCACGTCCACACCTCTGGCTTGGGCCCGTCCTCGGGGCGCCACGGGCGGGCCGCTTCTGGCTCCGGGATCGTGCTCATGCCTCCGACTGTAGACGGCACGCTCCGGGCGCCTGCCAGGCAGGACGCGACGCAAGCCCTTCCTGGCCTCCACCATCCGCGGCCTCATCTCTCCACCTGGAAGGCCGCGCCGTGAAGCCCAAGCCCCCGTCCGACGACCGCCAGTCTCGCCTGATCATCTCCGTGGCGGTCGGTGTGATCGTGCTCGCCCTGGTGATCCTGGTTGCGCTCCTGGTCGACCACGCCGTCGACGACGACAGCGACAGCAGCCCCGGCCGCTGCGCCCCCGCCCTCGCGGGCACCGTGGACCCCGTGACGTGCCAGCCGTACGGCGGGATACCCGCGGGCACGACCAACTCCTCGAAGACCGGCAGCACCGCTAGGAAGCCCGCCGTGCCCGCGCCGAAGGCGCCCGCTGCCAAGGCCCCGGCTGCCCCGAAGGCCCCGGCTCCTGCGGCACCGAAGGCGCCCGCAGCCCCGCCGCGGATCTCCCTGGGCAAGCGGTGACCGCCCGCGAGTGCGGGTGGCACCTCGGCCTCTGCACCGGATGCGAGCTGTGCCCCACCCCTCAGCCAGCCAGCGCACGACACAAGCCCCTCGTGGCGGACACCGTCCGCGGGCCCAGTTCCCGTACGGAAGGACCCGCCGTGTCAGACCCCGCCCCCTGCAGCTCCCCGTGTTCGGCTGCGCTGGACCCCGCCGAGCTCATCTCGGACGGCACCTGCCGCACCTGCGTGCGCTACAGCCGCGCGATCCTGGCCCTGCTCCTGGTCAACCTCCTCGTCACGGTCGTGTTCGGCGTGCTCGGTGTTGTCCGGGACGGCTCGTCGGCGAAGTCCGACCCGAAGCCGTCGCCCACCGCAACGCGTACGCCGAGCCCCAGCGCCCCGACTCCGTCCGGCGGCTCAACGTCCGGCGGCTCGACGCCAACCCCGACCATGCCCTCGGACCCGACCGACGGGGCGTGCAACATCTTCGACCCCGAGTGCCCCGGCACCACGGGCGGCAGCTCCGGCGGTAGCGAGGCGTAGCCCCTCACCCGCTCCACCCGCGCCCCGGTCGCACGACTCCGCGACCGGGGCGCAGCCGTACCCGGCACCCCGCGGCCGGCCAGGCGGTGACCCCGGCCCGGTGCGGTCGTTGGTCCTGGTGGCGCGGGCTGTTGTTTGCCTCCCCGTGAACGCCGCGCCCGCGGGGCCCCACGTCATGGCGCCGATCGGGGCCCCGCGAGGGACACGTGATCGACGTCTCAACGCCTGACCTGCGGTTTCCCCGGACGTAAGCCCTCCGCGGCCGGCACGGTGCGCCGTCACCCGGGACACGTCCCGCGGCCGCCGCCCGGCGGCCCCCTGACCTGGGCAGACGGGAGGACATGTGCAGCCACACGTCACACAGGCACTCGATTGCTGGTACGGGGCATGGGAGCTTCACCAGGAGACCGCTCAGGAAGCCTTCACCGCGGCGTTCCCCGCCCTGAACCCCGCCGACCGCTGCCAGTGCTTCGGGCCGACGCTGCGCTGGGTGACGCCCGGAGAGGGGCAGGGGAAGGTGTGCCTCGACGACCACGGGCGCGCCACGATCGAGTTCGAGAACGTCCCGAAGGAGGCCGTGGGCGCCGCCATGACGGAGTGCTGGGGCGCCGACTGGTTCGACGAGGGTCCCGGCGGGTTCGCTGAGGCGGAGCCCGGCCAGTACCACTACGAGGACGAGCAGACCTACAGCGAGTACGAGTTCGACGTGAACGCCGACGGCACCGTCACGTTCGGGATCTCCTACGTGAAGGTCGACGACATCGTGACGATGCTCGACGCGCTCGAGCGGGCGCTTTCCGGATACCGCACCGCCTGACCGGGGGAAGCGAGGGAGACGCGACCGCGGCCGCCGGATTCACTATCAGGAGTGCCGCGAACCGGCGGGGCGGCGTGGAGAGGGGTTTCTCCACGCCGCCCCGCCCCTCAGATCATCAGAGGTTGACCTCGACCTTGATCTGCAGACACGTTCCGGCGGTGATGAGCGGGCCGCCGACGAAGGGGAAGCCGGTGAAGCACAGGGCGACCCCGGAGCCGACGCAGAGAGCGGAGAATCCGAGCTGACACCAGCCGAACGCCCCCTCGGAACGCCTCCTGCTCACGGAGACGATGGGCTGGTGCTGTGCCGGATCTGCTGGGGTACCGTCGTTGGTAGTCAGGATGGACCACCTCTTTCCTGTAGGCGCAGGCCCAGGGCAGTTCTGCTTGCCGGCTCTCTGCCCGGGGCCTGCGGGACTTCTACGGCTGGAGGGTTCCAGCTCGTGAGATCCATGGTGCGCGGGCTTGACAGGCCCTCGGGGTACACTGGGCTACGGATTGATCCGCATGCGTTGAGTCTCAGGTAAATAGAGCTGAAACCAGATAGATGACAACTGGACTAGTAACCCGACATGCGGATCAATCGGTAGCGGATAAACCGTAGCAGTTTTTTTTGAGGAGGCCGGGGCTGTGGCCCACGAGAGGGACGGCAAGGTCGAGGTCCGCATGGAGCAACTGGCGGCCTTGATGGGGAACGATCTCCCGGAGGCGGTCAGGAAGACTCGCGAGATCTACGAGCGCGGCAGGAAGCCGCAGACCGTGCGCGTGCGGCGGTCCTTCGTGCGGCTGGAGAAGTTCGGCGGGACAGTCGAGGACGAACGCAAGCCGCTGCCTCGGTCCGAGCGGCCTTTCTCGGCACAGATGATCACACCCAAGGGGCTCACCCTGAAGCTCTACCTCGTGATGCTGTTCGCTGCGCAGTGCGAGGCGACGATCGGGAAGGAGTGGCCCCAGCCGTATCCGATCGAGCCGGACGCCCGGACGACCGACTCGTGGGAGGGCTTGGTGGCGACCGTCGCCAAGTACGCCGGTCCCGGCGTTCAGGCGTCCTCGGTCCGCACGAACAAGCTGAGGCAGATCACCCAGGCGATGAAGACGCTGGAGGGGATGAAGCTGCTCAGGTCGGCGACCGGGACCAAGGGGCAGGTCAGCCGCGGTGTCCTGCTCCTGTGCGAGAACGGGAAAAGCAAGGACACCGGCGCCGCGAGCATCCCGTACACGGTGCCGGCGGATGACGAGCACTTCCTTGAGATCCCCGTGGGGTTCTTCACCAACGGCTGGATCTACGCGCTCACCAACAGCGAGATCGCGGCCTTGTTGATGTGGTTCGACGTCCTGAAGTTCGACGGCATGCAGGTGAAGCCCGAGGGCGGGACCCCGATGACCCTCGGCTTCGTGCTGAGCAACGTACGCCACGGCTTCTACGGCCTCGGCCGGGACGCGTACGAGACGCATAGGCCGCTGGAGGCCTTCGGGATCCTTGAGGTCCACCGTCACTGGAAGCGGTACGACAGCGGCAAGTGGATGGAGTTCAAGGAGGACAGCAGCGACATGGTGTGCCACCGAGTGATGCTCCGGGACGGCGCCTTCGACAGGGAGGCGGGGGAAGTCGTGCAGGAGGTGCTCCGGCGACGTGACGCCACCAACGAGTGGCGGCAGCCCATGAGCGGGTTTCTACAGCCTCGAAGGCCGTAAGAACCCGCCAGGACAGAGTTTCACGCGCGTCTGATCGCGACGTAAGCCTCCTCGGCGGCCCATGGTCCCGCCTCGCTCCAGCCGTCCTCCCGTGGCCGCCGCTCCTGGCCGGCCCGACGAGCCGGGGCAGGACGGACGAACCTCGTGGCGGCAACGAACCTCGCCCCCGCCGGGCAGGAAGCCCTGATACCCGTGGAGGAGCTGACAGGCCCCGAGCCGGTCGTGTACTGCGCCGACGCCCTCGAGCACCTTCGGACGCTCCCGGACGCCTCCGTGGACGCGATCGTGACCGATCCGCCGTACGAGCTGGGGTTCCTCGGGAAGGCGTGGGACGCCTCCGGCATCGCGTACAGCGTGGACATGTGGGCGGAGTGCCTGCGCGTCCTCAAGCCGGGCGGGCACCTGGCAGCGTTCGGCGCGACCCGCACATACCACCGCATGGCCGTGGCCGTCGAGGACGCCGGTTTCGAGATCCGTGACTCCCTGCACTGGCTGTACGGCACCGGCTTCCCCAAGGGCCAGGACGTCGGGAAGCTGATCGACCGGCGCCGCGACGACCGCCCCGCCCGCCGCCGGTTCACCGCCGAGTTCGCCGCGCTCCGCGACTCCGTCGGCTGGACGAACCCGCAGATCGACGCCCTGTTCGGCTTCAACGGTATGGCGCAGCACTGGACGACGCAGACCAAGACCGCCGCCGTCCCGACCGTCGAACAGTGGGAGCAGTTGAAGGCGGAGATGGGGTTCGAGGCCCCGTTCAGCGTCGAGAACCTGGTGCACGAGCTGAACGGGCGGAAGAACGCGCCCGGGGAGGCGTGGGATGACCGGGAGGTCATCGGCAAGGGGCACCGGAAACGGGGCGGTTCCGGGGTGTTTCCGCAGCTCCAGTCCGACACGTTCGACGTGACCGTGCCAGCGACCGCCGCGGCCGTCCGCTGGGACGGCTGGAACACCGCCCTCAAGCCCAGCCATGAGCCGATCGTCCTGGCGCGGAAGACGCTCGAGGGCACGGTCGCCTCCAACGTCCTGGCGTACGGGACCGGGGCGATGAACACCGCGGCGTGCAAGACCCCGCCCGGCGACCCGGAGGGGCGTTGGCCGACCAACGTTCTGCTGTCGCACGCGTGGGCCGTCGACGAGGCGGGATGGATCGTCGACGGCTGCGCGGACGGCTGCCCGGTTGCCGACCTGGACGGCCAGTCGGGGCGGCTTACCTCTGGGGCGAACCCGCGGCGCCGCAACGCCGACAAGTTCCGCGACGTCTACGGCGACTTCAAGGGCCAGACTGCGTGCAAGCCGGTCCGGGGCGCGGACTCCGGCGGCGCCTCCCGCTTCTACCCGGCGTTCCGCTACCAGGCCAAGGCCCCCACCAGCGAGCGGCCGCGCCTGCCGGACGGCACCGTGCACCCCACGGTGAAGCCGGTCGCGCTGATGCGGTGGCTGGTCCGGCTGCTCACCGCGCCCGGCGGACTCGTCCTGGACCCGTTCGCCGGTACTGGCACGACGCTCGAGGCTGCCCGGCTGGAGGGCTTCGACTCCATGGGTGTGGAGGCCAAGGCCGAGTACGCCGAGCTGTGCCGCCTCCGGCTGCGCCGCGACGCCCGCGGGTAGGGCGCGACGCAAGGCTCGTCGGCGCTCCACTCTCCCCGCCTCGCCCAGGGCGTGCCCGACTAGGACCGCGACTCAGCGGTCCGGCGCCCGGGGCAGACGAGGAGACCAGTGTTGTGGCACGACGACGGACTGGCCCCACCGACGTGGTGAAAGCGATCGTCTACGACCGGGACGGCGGCGCCTGCGTGCGCTGCGGGACACGGGAGGACCTGACCATCCACCACCGCGTGAACCGCGGCATGGGCGGCGCCCGCGAGGAGTACATCAACCAGGCCCACAACCTCCTGACCGCGTGCACGACGTGCAACGGCTGGTTCGAGGACCACCCCCGGGAGTCGTACGAGGCCGGGTGGAAGGTCCGCCGGCCGGAGCTGCCCGACAAGGTCCTGGTGCGCTACCCCGACGGCCGCGAGTACCGGCTCACCCCTGACGGTGTTCGCTCCACGACCGTGGCGACCGCCCGATGAGGCGCCTCGGGCGGCTCTGGCGACGGCAGTGCTCCTCCTGGGCGCTCTCCTCGGTCGGTCTCCGCTGCCAGCGGCGCGCCGGGCACGACGAGCCGCACGGTGCGTCGTACTCCGCGCGCTCGACCATGCACCACTCCTGGGCGGACGGCGCCGACTTCTTCGGGTACCGGTGGCTGCCCGGCACGATCCGCTACCGGCCGACCTTGACCCGCTCCCGCGCGTTCCGCGTCGGTGAGTGGACCGTGTCCGTGCTGCTCGCCCTCCTGCTGTGGTGGGCGGTGTCCCTGGTCACGGCCATCGTGTTCCTCATCGGTGAGCTGTGGCTGTCCGTGCGGCGGCCGCACTTCGTCGACGTCGGCCGGTTCACCGCCGGTGTGTTCTTCGTCAGCCGCAAGAACTCCCCGCCGTCCTTCGCGGTCGGCTTCACCCGGTACGGGCCGGAGGCCGACGCCAGGCGTAGCGGTCTGCAGGTCAGCATCGGGCGCCGCTCGCTGATGGTCTGCGCTCTGCTCCCGCGCGACGAGTGGGCCGACTACAAGCGGCGGAACGCCGAACGTGAGGCCCGCCGGAAGGACAGCGCCCGGTGAGCCCTCGGATCACGATGCAGACCCGGGTGCGGCGGCCGCGCGGGCTGCGCTTTGGTCCGGTGCTGCTGTGGGCTGTGCGCATACCGAACGGCCCGAACCTCGGCGTAGGGCGGATCGCGGTCACGGACACGCCCCGCGACCCAGCCCCCGGCCAGACACTGGCACGAGACGGGCAAGGGCGCGTCCTGATCGTGGGCGGCGTGGCGTTCGCGGCGCTCCGGTGCAGGTCAGTGTCGGTGCGTCGCGCTCCACTCTGACACGGGAGTCTCGTTGCTGTACTCTTTCGGGCTGTGCGCAGGCGCGGGGGTACCCCGGTCTGCGCGAGGCGCAGAAGCGTCACAGCTTGAGATGGGAATCGCCAGCCATGCCCACCGCCGGAATCACCTACTCGAAGAAGAAGATCGAACGGACCGACTTCAAGGCCCTGCGCGAGCATGAGGAAGGGGCCGTGAACGCGGAGCTGGGCCGGATCGCCCGCCCTGACGACCGGATTGAGCGCGCAGCCGACATCATCCGCCAGGCGGACGCCGAGATCGCCCTGCACCTCGAGGACCGCGACAAGGCCGTGGCCTCCCTGTGGTTCTACGAGCGCGTCAAGGGCCTCGCCACGACGATCGGCGTCGCCCCCACCGCCTACCGAGAGATCCTGAGCAAGGCGCTGTACGGCAGGAACTGGAAGCGAACCGAGAGCGGGCACGTCGAATTGGAGCCGGTTCCCGCCCACGTGCCGACCCCGGAGCTTGCCAAGCTCGCCGAGGAGGCCGGAGTGCCGCGCGTCGAGAACGCCTCCGACGAGCTGCCGCGACTGGCCCGGGTCGTGGCCGCGGCGCGCGCCCGCCGCGGAGCCGCGGTGGTCTTCATGCGGGAGGCCGCCCTCGCCCTGTCCGAGGAGCCCTACGGCTGGGATGGCGAGAAGATCGCCGAGCACGCCGGCGTGGCCAAGAAGTTGATCTGGCAGCAGCAGCGGACGGCCCGCCTGGCGCGCGAAAGCTGACTGCTCCTCTTCGTTCCAGCGGCCGGTCCCGAGCACCTTCGGGGCCGGCCTTCCCTTTGCACCGCAGGTCAGACCGGCGCCTGAAAATCAGGCGCCGGTCACCGGGGCCTGAAAATCCGGCTTCCGGTGTAGGGGCCGCCGGGAGACCGGGTGCCGGTGGATCAGGCGCCTTTAGTAACAAGATCAAGCACCACAATGAAGTAAGAGTTCCGATGCCTTCGCTTCGCTCAGACATCGGCGCGCATCGACCTCCGAAGGCCCTCGAACGAACCACCGGACAGCCGCAGCGACAGGGCGCCGAGGAGGAGGGGTGTCACAAAATCCGGCTGTTGGCGTTCCCCCAGACATGACGATGCGATCCATGCCCACGCGCACGATGCTTCCGCCGAACCTGACCCGGCACTTCTATGAGACCCGCCGGGCGTTCCTCCGGAGCGCCGGCCAGGAATCCACCCCGTGGTTCCAGCTCTCCCCGATGGAGCGCACCGTGGTCGAGTCGGAGATGGAGATCTTCCGCCAGGCGATACGGAGCGCCGAGGAAGAGCAGGACCTGATCGCCAGCCTCGATGCGACCCGCGCCGCCGCGGCCACCGACAAGTCCGCCGCCGAGGAGCCGGAACCGGCCGCGCCCGTCGACGAGGGAACCCGGGAGGATTGCTGCCTGGAGTGCGCAGCCGTCGCCGCGTTCCTTGCCCTCATCAGGGGGCTGGGCGGGAAGCTCGACGGCACTGCACCGGATGTACTGGTCACCTTCGACGGCCGCCCGATCAGCGTCGAGCGCCTGCTGGTGATGAACTCCCCCTTCGACGACATCCGCGCCGAGTTCTGGCGCAGGAAGCCCCCGACCGCCGACAAAGCGTAACGGAATTCGGCGCGCGACGTACTACAGAGTGCGGCTGGCCCTCTGCCCCCGACACCCCCTCGGGGAAAGCACTCCAGCCGCGCCCCCTCGGCCGGGGCGAAGACCCTGCTCCACCTCCCCGGTGCAGGGCCCTCGCCCCGGCAACAGACATCCGGCACAAGTCCCCTTGGCGGGGTGGCTTCTTTCTCAAGATCGTGCCGGATCTCGCGGCCTGGTCGGCGGTCTGGGCATGGGCCCCGGCCAGGCCGCGACACTAGATCCCTGCCGGCGGCACCTTCCCCGCCATGTCCCGCACGAAGCTCTCGCCCCCCGCACGCCCCCGCGTGGTCCCACCAGCCCGGGACCTGCGGAACCGGCGTCAGCCCGGCGTCGTATCCCGTGACGCCTCCAACATCGCCGACATCCTGCTCCGCGCCCCCGCGGCCGCCCGCCGCCACGCCTTCAAGCACGACATCACCGCCCGCGAACGGCCGCACGTCATGCGCGAAGTCGAACGGGCCACCGGCTCGATGTACGGGCTCTGGCACGACACCCCCAGCGGCTTCATCGAGGACGTGCTGGGGGAGAGCATTTGGAGCCGTCAGCGCGAAATCGTCGACGCCGTCCCCTTCAAGAAGCGCATCGCCGTCCCGGCCGGCTTCGGCGTCGGGAAAACCTGGATCGCGGGCAGGCTCGTCGCCTGGGCCGGAGCCGTCAACGCCCCCGGGACCATGGTCATCGTCACCACCGCGACGAGATTCCGGCAGGTCCGTAACCAGCTCTGGCCGCACATCAGGAAGACCGTCGCCCGCGCGGGCCTGCCTGGATACTGCGACACCACCCAGTGGAAGATCCCCGACCAGTGGGGCAACGACGTCATCGTCGCGTACGGCTTCACCGCGCCAGAGAACGACGAAGCCGCGATGCAGGGCATCCACGGCACGCCCAAGCTGCTCATCGTCGTCGACGAGGCCGGCGGTATCGCCCGCACCATCGGCAACGGCACCAACAACCTCCTGACCGGCGACGCGAGGATGTTGGCGATCGGCAACCCCGCGATGGACGACCCGCGGAGCTGGTTCGAGACGCTGTGCGAGGAGGGCGAGGACCCCGAGGAACCGTCCACGGTCACCATCCCCATCGCGACCTTCGACTCCCCGGCCATCACCAAGGAACGCGTCCCATACTGCAACGACTGCCCCGACGGCGTCCCCCCGCACTCCCTCGCCATCCACCTCCCCGATCAGGACTGGGTGGACCGCACCATCCGTGAGTACGGCGAAGATCACCCCTACGTCATCGCTAAGGTCCACGCCAAGTTCCCCAAGGGCGGAGGCGGCCTCGCGATACCCGTGACCTGGGTCGAGGACGCCCAGAACAACGACGACCCGACCGGCCCCGGCTGGCACCGACTCTGTGACCTCGGCCTGGAAGGGGAGAGCGCCAAGCACACCGTGAAGGAAGGCGCCTGGATCAGGCTCGGCGTCGACGTCGCCGCCGACGGAGGCGACGAATTCACGATCTACAGGGCGGTCGGAGACGCCATCGAGATGCGGCACGCCAGCTCCGGCACCGCCAACGACAACCAGGTGAAGGTCGCGGAGAAGATCCTCGAGGAGATCCGCGCCGCGCAGCGCCTCGCGGATGCCCTGAACTCTCCACACCCCGTCCGCGTGAAGATCGACAAGAACGGCATCGGCCACGGCGCCACGAGCATGCTGGAGGTCTGGGCGGACAACGGCACCCACCACGCGCAGATCGTGGGCGTCATGGTGTCCGAGTCCCCCACCCAGGACGACCCGGGCGCCGTCATGCGCCCGTACCGCAAGCGTGACGAGATGTGGCTCGCGACCAGGGCACTTTTGCAGCCGGACCCGTCGACCGGCACCGGCCGGCTACGCCTCCGCGTCGACCGGCAGGCCGGTATCCAGCTCTCCACCCCGAAGCTCGGGTCGAACACCGCCGGGTACAGCATCATCGAGTCGAAGAAGACCATGAAGGCCCGCGGGATGAAGAGTCCCGACCGGGCCGAGGCCGCCCTGCTGGCCGTGTACGAGCCCGAGCCGCTGAACCAGCCACGCCGCCGCGGTCTGCTCAATTAGAGCGACCGGAAGGTCCGCAGGACGCTGGTACTGTCCCCGTATGGATCTCGCTCAGGCTCAGGCTCTTTCCGCGCCCCTGACAGCCGCTGAGCTCGACCAGGTGCAGCGCGCCGCAGCGGCGGCCGGTCAGAACATTGAGGAGTTCGTGCGGACTGCGGTCCTCGACGCCGCCGCGGACCCCTTCCTCGACGCCCTCGATCAGGCCGTCGCTTCCATCGCCGCCCGCGCCCAGGGCGAGCACATTCAGCACGACTACGCACTTTGACGCCAGCCGCCCTGGTTCCGCACCAGGAGCGAATCCAATCGTCCGCCGTGTCCTGGCCGCGCAGCAGCGCGGAAAGGCGGCCTGATCATCCACGACGCACAAGGAGCCCGGTACCGACGGGGGATGCGGTACCGGGCCTGTGATCACCTTACTTGCTGGTGCAGTAGCCGCCCCTGGCGGGACAGCCACCGAACAGTGCGTGACTCAGACCACTAGCTTCGCGTCCTCACGGGGCACTGGCCTGGTCTCGCCGGCCTGCTCTCCCCCAATGCCAGACGTGGCATGATCCGTTGGGTAGTGTTGGCCCGATTCCTATCCCGGAGGACACCACTTGATGGCCGACCTACTCGTCGTCGCGGCTCTGTCAGAGGCTGTGGAGAACGCCTCGGCCGCGCGTCCTCTAGGCTCCAGAGGTTCTCGCGGTGAGATTGCGGAGAGCGGCCCCGCCGAGCTGACGCCTACGGCTACCGCGGTGCTGGCCGCAATTCCAGCCTGGTGGCGGGCTCAGGCTGCGGCAGCGGGCCTCACCGGCCGCTGGCTGGACATCGAAACGGCGCTCCAAGCAGACCCGCCCGTTGACGTTCCGAGCGATCCTCCCCTAGGCGACTCCTGGGGATCTCTTACGCCAGAGCAGGTGGGCGCTGCGTATGTGGAGGCCCTTTCGTCTGCCACGCGCGCGCGCCACGGCCGTCACTACACGCCACCCGAGCTCGCCTCACACTTGTGGAGGCTGGCACGCACGTCCCTGGATCTTCCTCCGCAGAAGCAGGTTCTTCCCGGGTTGGTGCGCGACCCAGCATGTGGCGCCGGAGCCCTTCTCCTACCAGCGTTGAGGGAACATCTCCATGCCTCCTTCGGCGTCGATCCGGCGCTGACGCTGGCGGGTCTCCCCAACCTGATCCAGGGAGTCGATACCGACCCAGCTGCCGTATGGGTCGCCAACGTCGTTCTGGCGGCGGAGATGCTTCCCACCCTCGCCCGCGTCCCCGAGAAGGTACGCAAACCGTTGCCGTCGCTGGCTCGCGTTGGCGACGGGCTTGCCGCCCCCGACCAGCAGGCGCGAGTCGTCATGATGAACCCGCCATACGGTCGCGTTCGACTCTCGCCCGGCGAACGCGACCGCTACGCGCATGTGCTGTACGGGCACGCCAACCTGTACGGCCTTTTCATGGCAGCGGCCGTGGCCTCCTTGGACGAGACGGGCGTTCTGGCGGCCCTTGTCCCCACGAGTTTCACCAGCGGACGCTATTTCTCAAAGCTGCGCACCTACCTGGGCCGCGAAGCTGGGATGAGTGCCGTCACGTTCGTTGAGGACCGCAGCGGCGTGTTTACTTCCGTCCTGCAAGAGACTTGCCTGGCCACTTTCGAGCGTCGCCGACGGAAGAAGACGCGGATCAGCAGCCTAGGCAGCGCAGAGACCACGATCGCGAGTGTGAAGACACAGAGGACCGGCGAGCCATGGGTATTGCCGCGCCGGTCGGATGACGCGCCCGTGGCTGCTGCTGCCTCCGCCATGACGGAGTCCCTCGCCTCACTAGGTTGGCGCGCTTCGACCGGGCCACTTGTTTGGAATCGCCGCAGCACCGACCTGCACGCAAACTGGGGTCCGTCTCGGTCTCACGTCATTTGGGCAGCAGATCTCGACGGTGGCATTTTGCACCGTGACGCGGCTCGTGACTCGATGCGATACCTGGCGCTCACTGCGGCGTCTGACCTCAAGGTCATGGTTTTGGATGAGCCGGCAATCCTGGTACAGCGCACGACGGCTCCTGAACAGTCACGAAGACTTGTAGCCGCTCTCCTCGACGACGAAGCGCTGAAAGTTCGCCATGGGCGGGTCACGGTTGAGAACCACGTCAACGTTCTGCGGCCTACCGCTGCTGACCCCGTACTCACAAACGAAGCTATGACGCGATTGTTGGCCACAAGAGCACTGGACAGGGTAGTGCGCTGCATCTCGGGTTCCGTCGCGCTTAGCGCATACGAACTGGAATCGATCCCGCTGCCCGACCGTGATGTGGTGGCCAAGTGGAACGACCTTGAGGGCGACGCGCTCGAAGCCGCCGTTGCCGCCGCTTACCGGCCGGAAGGCAGCTGAGTTGAGGAAGATCATTAGTCCCGAAGAAGCCGAACGGCGACTTCAAGTCATCTTCCCCCGCGCGGCCTTCGACACGGTACTTTCATCGCCATTGGCGGGAATGGCAGTAGCCGCTCTGATCTACGTGGAAGCGGTATGCAGTTCGAGCGACGAGGCGGAGACCGTCCAGTGGGCACGTCCTTCCACCGTCGTATGGATGTCCACGGCCACGCTTGAGCACGAGGCAGACGATGAGCGCCTCGCCTGGCGCGCTGCCGCGCTGAAGAATCAGAAGTACGTGCAGGACCTCCAAGAATCATGGGGCATCCCATTCCAGCCCAAATACAAAGACAACAGTCGCGAAACCCTTCGCGACGAGACTTTCCGGGCCTGGCGGGAACATAACGCGATCCGAAAGCGGTCTGGGCTTCCCAGTAACAGCAGCAAACCCACTTGGTCACTGCTCGACGACTTCGCAGACCTGTTCGATCCCGACATGCCGGATGAACTCTTCAGAGAAGCCGCCGCCCAATGGCGCGACAAGCGTATGACCCCTGGTACCAAACTCAAAGCGCTCCGCGCCCTTAACGCGGAGGCCGCCCAGCATGCCGTAGTTGTAACGCTCCCCGACGGCACGACTCGGACTCTCGAACCTGGCGGCTCCTCCCTCATAATCAAGGGCGTCATCGAGGAGTGGGCTCCAGTTCGCCTGGGGCAGCCGGTAGTTCTGGCAATCTCTGAGCCAGGCGACAAAGTCCACCTCGGGGACAAGAAGATGCTTCAGGCGCTCGGCATCAAGATTGATCCCAAAGACGTACTCCCCGACGTTTTGATCGCCGACGCGAACCCAGACCCGGTCGTGTTTTGGATCATCGAAGCCGTAGCGTCAGACGGAGCCGTGACTACTGGGCGCCGCAAGGCGCTTTTGGAGTGGGCCGCACAGCAAAACATCAAACCGGATCACTGTTCGTTTCTCAGCGCCTTCAGGTCTCGAAACGCCGCCCCGGCCAGGAAGCGCCTCAAAGACCTCGCCCCTAACACCTGGGCGTGGTTCACTGACGAACCTGGTCACGAACTCTCCTGGTATCAGATGTTTCCCACCGCAGAGGAAGTCTGATCACCCCAGGGACATCACTCGCTCCGTCGCGTTCTCCGGAGCCGTGGAACGGGTAAGGGCCCTTTGATCTGGGCGGATCACTTCGACGTTTGAGCCTCCGGGCTGTGCACCGGGATCTTCCTGAAAGGGTCCTTGGACGTGTCCTTGGCCGGGCGCACGTACCTCTCCCGTGGGATGCGCGAACCCTTCTTCCAGCGCCCTGCTTCCTCGAGTTCTTCGTCCGTTGCGCCGTTCACGCCGAGGTCGGTGGCACCGCCAGCGCGGAGGCTGTGCGAGGACACGGGCCTGCCATCGGTCTTGAGCCCGGCCGCCGCGAACCACAGCTTTACCCGCTCGTTGACGGTCTGCGGGCGCAGGTAGGCGCCGCGTTTGGTGGCACCCCGCCTCGCCCGGGTCTCCGGCGAGGCCACTCTGCCACTCCGTAGAACTTCTCGGAACACAGGGCCGGTCGTGATGCCTTGCTCGGCAAGGTAGCCAACCCAGCGGCGCAACCGGAAGATCAAGTTGAGGTCCGGCCGGTCGTGGAGGACGAGCGTCTGTTCCTCGCCCTTGTGGGTCTTGTCCTCGGCAAGCCACACCAGCACTCGGTCGTCGAGGATGGTCACGTCCTCGAGGTCCAGGTCGACGTCTTCGATGCTGCGGCCGAGGAACCGGTACCCGAAAGCGAACATCGCCGAATCGCGCCAGCCGATCGGCCGGTCGTCGGCCTCCGCCTTCTCGATCATCGGGACTAGGTACGGCAGCGTGATGGGGAACGCTTCCTTCCTGCGCAGAGCCCGCTTGTTCTTCCGCCGGTACTGCGCCAGAAGCATCAGGTACAGACTGTTGTCCGGCTTCTTCCCGGCCGGCATCGACGTCCGGATCAGGGACATGTAGTGCCGGATCGTGCTCACCTTGAGGCCCTGCGCCATCAGGTGACGGCCGTATTCGGTGTACGTCGCCGTCGTGCACGGCTTCGCCACCCGCCCCTGCTCCGCACACCACGCCTCGAACAGCCGCATGGCAGTGCGCCGCTGGGGTGACCCCTCCTCCTCGGCCTCCTTGATGGCGGCGGCGGTTTCCTCGCTGACGTACAGGTCCCGCTCTGTGTACGTAGTGCCCGGATCCGTGCTAGTCGGGATCTCCTCGCCGGGCATCAGCACCGTGTGCGCGTCGACGAGCGGCCGCCCGGCCGGCTCGGCATAGGGCAGCAGCTCACCATCCTCGACGAGTTCGGCGTCAACGATCTCGTCCTGGTCGCGCAGGCTCATTCCGGGGTCACGTCTTCCTCGGGCTTCGCCTGGAGCTGATGCAGCAGCGCGTGCAGGGTGATGATCTGCGAGTTGGTGGACGTGCCCGTCTCGGTGAGCTGTTGAACCAGGTGCAGGAGGCTTCCGACTCCCTGCCGGTCCTGGTTGTAGAGCAGAACGAAGGCAGTTTGGTCAGTCGGGAGCTGCGTAGGGAAGTGCCCGACGCGTTGGCCCGCGAGTTCGCGCTCAATGCCCGCGATGATGCGCCGCCCTGCCTTACGTTCGCCCGCCACCGCCAGCAGCTCCTGCACACTCGTCTGCCGCCAACCCCGGTCCTGCCCGGCGATCATTTCGGCGTACGTCTTCCACGGCGTATCAGTCATCGGTCGCTCCACTTCCAGCAATCGGGGGTGCAGTCTTTCGATATGGCGGTGGTCAGTAGCGCTGCATTCTGTGCTCGACACAGTTGCCACACATGTCCGCTTCCGGGATGGCGAAGGTGCTGACGGCGAGCCCGCAGTATCCGCAGACTCCAGCGCATTCGATCCCGCAGAAGAGGCAAAGCAGCGTGGAGGCTTCGCCGTCACCTCCGATTGGGACATCGGTCACGGCTTCTGTGCCGCACTCGTCGCATTGGTGCACCGGGGATGGGCCACCGCCCGTGATGATCTCGTGCTCTGAGGTGTCCGCGTAGATCCAGGCTGCTTCTGTCGGCGGGCCCAGGTGGGAGTCACAGACCACGCAGGTGAGATCGGCGCCGCCCTGTACGGGGACTGCGAGAGCTGCGCAGACAGGGCAACCGAGGATGGTGGGAAACTGGCCCAACAGCTCCCGGGCGGGTTCCATGCGCCGGTCTACGAGACGTTGGATGCGGCCAAGCCCCGGGCGGATGCGTTCCACGGCCTCCTCGGCAAGCGTCAGCTCCTCTTCCTCTACCAAGGGCAGCAGGTCCTCGCGTACGAAGGTGAGCAAGTTGTCGAGCACGGGCGTCGTGAGCACTTCGACGGTGATGGAGCCCTCCGTGACTCCGACGTGCGCGAAGCGGTTGCGCATCTGAGCGAGAGCCTTGAAGTGCCGCGGTTCCAGCAGCGTGGTGTCAAGGTCGCACTCCTTGATGACTCGCTTGCGGGCGTCCTCCCAGCCGCAGCTCTTGAAGTCCCCTCGTGCATGCTTGGCCGGGTCGTAGCCGTCTGGCGTTGCCCACACGAGGGCGGGATTCTTCATCGCGAGCCGCGCCTTGAACAACGTCTCGGCCGCGGATGCCAGGTGCACCACGGCGTACTTCAGGTTCCGGGGCGGTACCTCTTCCTGCGCGGCAAGCAGATCGACAGTGCTCTCCAAGAAGTCGAGCCCGTTGAGCACGGGCGGAAAGTTGATGCTCGGCCCGCTTCCCTTTGTCGCGCTCACTGCCGCGCCTCCGCAGAGGGTCCGTAGTGGCTGTTATCGACCAGGTCGTCGTGCTCCTTCTTCGCGGCGCGGTACTTCTCCCGGTACTCCTTCACAGCCAGAGTGCTTTCTGCCGTCGGGTACTTGGTGTGCAGTTCCTCGTCGAGACGCGCGTCGATGAACTCGTAGAAGGCGAGCGCGATCTGCCCGTTGACGGCGCTCACAGCTTCCACGGCCGGCCTTCTCCTCCTGCACGGCGGTCGGCGTTCAGCTTCAACGACGTGGCTTCCTTGAGGACGTGGTCCAGGTTGTGGACCGTCGTGTTGCGCTCATCCGCCGGGTCCTGGAGAGCGAGTTCGTGGACCAGACTCAGGAGGTAGCCGACTCCGTTGTGATCCTTGCTGTAGAGCAGGACGCGGCGCGTGCTGTCGGTCGGGAGCTTGGTCGGCAGGTGACCGATGTTGTGCTCGGCCAGCTTCTGCTCGATGCGCTCGATGACGCGGGCCCCGGCCTTCTGTGCACCGGCGAGGCGCACCAGGTTCTCGACGTCGCGTGCCTCGTGCCCGGCCCATCTCAACCTATGAGCCAGGCTCTCCCACTCGTTCATGTCTTCCCACCGCTTCACGGCCACCTCTGCCCCGCCTCGCGTTGTGATCTGATGTCGCGCCAACTTTAGCGACAACAATCACAGTTGTTGTCGGCTACTAATTAGTAACAACGGGAGGTCATCACCGAAGGGCGGACAGCACCGCCCGAACCCCGAACGAACGACACCGCCATGCAGAAGCTGAAGCTGTTCGCGTACGCCCTCGCGCTCCTGACCCTCGCGCACCCACCCTCATTCCACCTGCCCTCGGCACACTCGGCGTCACGGCCGCCGCGGTGGCCACCGCCATCGGATGATTCCTGGCGAACCCGTCGCTCACCCTCACGATCACGGCCCGCCGGCTACTGATCCGCGCCTTCCCCAGCGTTCCACGGTGGTTGAGCCGTGCACTAGTCGCTTCAGTCGCTGCAACAGCCCCCGTCAAGGCGTAACACGACCGCCGTTCGAGCCGTTCGATTCTTCGCTCAGAACGATTCTCTGCTCACCCCTGTCTGTGGCCACGGGCCTGCTGCCGCGCCAACTCGGCGGAGAGCACCGCTGGAATCCCGAAGGAAGGAACACCGTATGTCCCGTCGCATCGTCGTCACTGCCCTGCAATACCAGGAGATCCTGGCGCGACGACGCGCCGCCCAACCACCCGTGGCCGCCGCCGCATCACGGAAGAAGGCCAGTAAGAGGCCTGCCGCGCACCCGGGCCCGCCGTCCATCCCGGCGGGGCCCGAGATCCCGCCGCTGCTCTCCGACCTGTCCGGCGTGGGGCACGTCCGAACGACCCTCATGCCGTACGTGGAGGAGATGCTGACAAGCAATCAGTGCCTTCACCGGATGACCGAACACAAGATCAAGAAGCAGCTTCGCGCCGACGCTGCACAGATGATCACCCTTCAGCGTTTGCCCCGTCTCCAACGCGCGGCGATCTTCTATGTGCTGCACTCACGCCCCATCAACCAGAAGCGGGACCCCGGGAACTGGGCGTCGACAGCGAAGGCGTACATCGACGGTGATCAGGGGCTACCGGCGGCCTTCGCCGTGCCCATTTACCCGCCCCACGCCGGGCGGCGAAGCCGGCCTTAGTTGCTGACCTGACACTCCCCAAATCCACCCCAACTCGACCAGGCTGCGGTGTAGTTACGTTCGACCGCACATACCTTGAGCCGTGCTACATTCGAACCGGTAAGTCGTCAGGCTCTCTACTTGAGGCCTCGCGGTCTGCTTCCCGAGCATTCCGGCTGGGTGCACTGCGGCAATCGCAATGCACACCCGCACGGCGTGAGCTGGAATCAATGAGGCGGACCCTCCAGACTCCGAGCTAGCTTGCTTGCTTGGACTGTTGGCGACTGCCGAGAGCCGAGAACATTTGCGCACACGTCGGCGCGGGTGTCTCGGTCCGAACCGTAAGGGTTCGGATCGAGGCTGCCTGCGCACCCGATCCGACCCATGACAGGGAAGGTAGGGATCGGTGGACGGCGCAGCCATCCTCTTCATTCTCGCCGTCGCTGGCGTGGCTTCGATCTGCCTCTTCGCTCTGAAGGGGCTACTCGACCAGGTCCCGGATGTGATCGACTCCGCCGGGAAAGCACGCGACGCGTGGCACCGCTTCAAGAAGCCCGAGGAGCGGCCCCGGGTAGACGACGAGGAGCCGCCCGCTGCCGCTTAGGCCCGTCGTGGGGTCTTCGTCGCTCTCCCTGACGCGTAAATACGGACCGCTGCGGAACACGGGGCCGTCGTGACGCGCCCCAGGAAGAGGGAGTTCGCCCCCGACGAGCTGACCGAGCTCATCGGGGGCGAGCTGCATCCCACGATGCCGCTCGAGGGCTGGCGCACGGTGACGCTGCACTGCCAGGTCGACGCGATCGGCCCGTCCGACCGGCACCCGGACTTGGTCAGGCTGGAGGTGTCGTTCCCTCCGGGGTCGGCGTCTGCCCCGCCGGGTCCTGGCCCGCGTCGTTGATGCTTCGGAGCAACTCCTGCAGGCGCCGGCGGTCGTCGGCCAGATGCCGCACCCGGTAGGAGTTCTTCGCGAAGAAGATGCCTTGCACCGGCTCAAAGAGGGCCTGCACACGGCGAGCCCGTTCCACCACCTGCAGTTCGGTCAACCACGCCCCCCGCGCTGCCACTACCGCCCCCGTCAGCAACTGCTGCAGGTCCAACGGACCCGACGGGTAGGTCAAGACGTACTGCTCGACGTGGTCGATCAGGTAGCGGGTGGACTCCTCCACCTGTTCCCCCCACCGGTCCAGCTCCCCCTGCAGTCGGCTGCGCACGGGTTCCGGCGCCTCGGCCGGCTCCATGTACTGAAGTCTGGCCGTCGCGGAGAGAATCGTCAGAACGTGCCCCGAGAAGGTGTCCCTCGCTGCCCAAGCCGCTTTGATCCGCACCGACCGCGCTTCTAGCCGCGGCGCAAAGCGCGACACCGCGAAGGTGGTCGCCAACGTGGTGACCACGGCGATGATCACCGTCTTCATCCAAGGGTCGAGCACTGGCACTCCGTACGTAGCCCGCAACTGGCCCCCGCTTGCGGGAAGGTGGCGGGGGATCAGCTTCTACCACGCTGGCCGAATCATCCCGGTTCCCCCTGTCGCTCGGCCGCTCATCTCGCCGAGATTGACGAATTTCGGTGAGATCTTCCAATCTCCGTGATAGATCGGCACAATGGGGCTGTTGCTGATCTAGAGGGGGGTACCGGTGGCTGATCAAGAGTCGCCCCGAGTCCTACGGCTCACATTCGAGTTCCACGTGCCCGTCGGGCTGCGCGTCAACATCCATGGCTCACGCGTGAGGAAGGCCGCTGAGGCGATCACCAGCGCCGTGCAGGCCCTGGCCGGTCAAGTCTTCCCGTGGGCCTCGGAAATGCGGGTCCGTCACGAATGGTCGTACGCCTGGCACGACCACAGGCCGGAGCCCATCAGCTTGCCGGCCACAGACAAGAACACGCCGAAGACGTAGCCGCGGGCTGAGCCCCGCGCGACAGACCCACAACTGAACACCTGGCGTCATGGCCAGACCACCCCGGCGGAGAGCACCGCCGGACAGCCCGAACGAAGGAACTCGAAGGAAGTCCTGCGTATGACGCAGCCTCATCCATGGCCGATCAGCTGGAGGCATGACCGTGCCGTTCGATCCCGACCGCCCGGCCCCGCCCAAGGGAATGAAGCACCGCACCGCTCGCGGCTACGTCATCGCCGGACCTGACGACCGCGGATGCTGCGTGATTCACGAGATGTGGGTTGATCCCGAGCACCGCGGCAGCGGCGAAGGACGCGCCCTGGTCAACTTCGTTCGCGCGTGGGCACGCGAACGGAAACTCGGGCCACTCGTTGTCCACTGCTCGCCTCGCAACCAAGGCGGCCGGGCCTTCTACGAAGCCCTTGGCATGCGTGCCGTCGCCATCGTCTACCAAGAGGATCTAGACGGCGCAGAGCACGGTCACTCCGGATCGCGATAGCGACATCGGTCCCCGCTACGCAGGGGTCATGCCTTGCGTGCCCAGTAGTCAGCCAGCATCTCGCCCGGCCAGGCGGGCTCATGGACAGTGCCTCGCGGACCCATCTCGGCGAAGTACGGCGACAGGTCATAGATCTTCGTGCCGACGACTGCGTCCAGATCGGTCACGCGCAGTGTGAGTCCGTCGACCTTGAGCAGTCGGGGGAAGCTCTGCGCTAGTTGGTTGGGGCGCCGGTGATTGCGGTGCGCGAACGTCCCGGTTGCCGGCCACTCTGTGTTCCCGCGTGGGCTCCGGGCGTGGTATTCGACGTCGTCGGGCGAGGCCAGGTTGAAGTGCCACACCACTACCAGGTGGGAGAACTCCCCGAGGCCCTGCACGGAGTCGAGCGGAAACTCGGCCTCGTCGAGCTGGATCACTGACTCGATGCCGCCCCAGTAATCGTCAGCGACCTCGGTGCGACCTTCGACGACTTCCCCGATCGGCTTGATCTCCAAGGTCATGCCCCAGCCCTTCGTCTTTGCCTCAATGACGTTGCGATCAATCTACTTGGGCGAGGTACGAGGCTGCACGGGCGTCGAGCACGCCTACCGCTGGGATGCCGCGCTTGCGGTAGGGCGACAACAGGTGGCGCATGTCGACGACTGTCTGCCGGGCCCGGCCGGAGTAGATGCCGTCCTCCATCGCGTCGAGGACGTTGATCCATGTCGCGCAGGCTTCTTCGACGCCGCCTTGGGCGATTTGCGTTGCGCCCATGTACCCGAGGGTGACCGCGTGTGTGCGCCTGAACGCTGCGCCGCGAGTTCGCACGGAGCGACGGAACTGCTTGACCGCCCGTCGGTGGTCACCGAGGTCCCGCAGAGTGCATGCGGTTTCGTGCGCCAAGGAAGCCTCCCCGAAGAAGAAGGTCCGATCCGGCTCCCTGATCCCGTCGTGGGCGTTCGACAGGTCGTCCTCGGCCCGAAGCAGCGCCCGCGCTGCCTCCTCCTTGTGGCCGCTCGCGGCGAGGGTCCGCGCGTGCACGACGCCGAGGAGCGCTCGCTCGCGGGGTGTGGCGGCTGCGTACCGCTCGCCGTGTACCGAAGCCTGCGCGATCTGGAGGGCTTCGCTGCGAAAGCCCAGGTCGAGCGCCTGGTGCGCCATGGCACGCAAGATGTGTCCGCTCAGGGGTGCGTCGCCTGACCGGGCAGCGAGCTTCACCGCGGTGTTGAAGCGCTGGAGCGCAACCGCATGCTCGCCGTTATCGAAGGCCATCCAGCCCGACACGTACGCAAGCTCGGCGGAGGCGGAGAACATGGCACGTCGGGTCGCGTCGTCGGCGAACCGGCCCCGAAGAAAGTCGTGGGCCTCATGCTTCAGGTACTCGTCGACCGCCCAGCGGCCGTGGCCGCCACCACGCCGCTGGTCCATGCGCGAGAAGGCCAGGGTCAGCTCGCGCACGGTCTCGACGTCGCCGCGACCGACCCGTTTGCCCACCGAGGGCTCCTCGGCCAGCGGCCTCGACATCGCGTCCCACCACGTCTCCTCGGGAAGGATCAGGGCCGCCGCGGAGTAGACCCCACCCGTCAGCAGTCGACGCCGGTCCGTGTCCACGCCACTCCCCAAGTCGTTCAGCGCGATCAACGGATCAACGCGCCAGTCCAGCGCCCCCTGCGCTGGTGAGGTGGAAGCTGCGAACCCGATCTCTTGTGGCGTGATCTCACGCTTCAAACGACGGGACAGCGCCTGGCACAAGATAGCGGGCGCGATTCCCGACGGCTCGGTGCCTCCCACCCACATGCTGACGTGGGAGCGTCCGATCTTGGAGTTCTCCCGCACGTCACCGTTCAGTGTCTCGACGGCGACCCGGTTGTACGCAGCGGCGGCTTGCGCTCGTGACCAGCCCGCATCCAGGAGGAGTGCGGCCAGCCGCTCGTTTCTCTCGCGCGCCATCCTGCGCCCCCGCCGCTGAAAACGATCTTTGACCACGTTGACCGGACCCGCCCCGGCAGCAGCTCGGGGACGGGTGCAGATCCAACGTAGTGCTCAACTGCCTCTTGGCGCAGCCGAGGTGGCGGAAAGCCACCCTGGCCGCCTCACGGTGAGGAGTTCATCCGCTCGCTGACGTTCAGCTCAGGGAGGCCAGCAGATCGGAGGCCGCAGCCTCCATGGCCCCGGTCAGCGGCCCCGCCTTCCCCGTCCGTCGGTACGCCCGCGCCACGTTCGCGCACAGCATCAGCCGTGACAGCTGACCGGTCCGAGTGTTGAGGACGTCGGCGAACTCGTTGAGGACACGCGCGGCCAGGGCGGGGACCGACAGCGAGGCTGACCACAGACAGGCCGCGTCCCAGCCGGCGGGCGCCAGCCCCCAGTCCTCCCAATCGAGCAGCGTGAGCGGGGCGGCGGTCAGGTTGGCGTATCCGACGTCGCCGTGTGCGCACGTCCACTCCGCCACTGTCGTGTCGACCTGGTCGCCGTACACCTCCCCAATCCGCCTGGAGAGGTGGCCCTGCTGGACGCATACCCGGCTCGTTTCGTGCAGGGCCAGGTTCTCGAGCGCCGTACGCAGGTCGGCCCACCAGGCGTCTGTCAGGCCCGGGTCGCGGTCGACGGTGCCGGCCGGCGAGAGCGCCGGGGCGGCGGCGAGGCTCATCTCATCGACCCGCCACACCACCCCCCGGCCCTCGTCGTGCCACATTGAGCCCGCGAACCAGTTCGGTCGCGGCACGCCTTCGATCGCGACGGATGCCTCCAGTCCGGTCCACGACTGCGCGCTGAACGCGCCGGGCCGCACCCACGCCAGCCGCACCCACGTGCCCGCCGACGTCCGGAACCCGGCCGTCCCGTTGTACTTGGAGTAGTGGGCACGGTCGCGGTCGAGGACGCGGCCGGTACGCTTCTCCGCTTCGGCAAGGACGTCCTCGTGGCTGATGGTCGACAGGTCATCCATGGTGGGCTGCACGGGCGGCCTCCTCTCTGCGTCCGGCCCGTTCCCGTAGCAGTGTGCGGTAGGCGTGAACCGTCTGCATGCTGGCCGCGATGCGGGTAGCGGCGGCGAGCTCGGCGAGGTGGTCCGGCTGGGAAGTTCCCACGGCGATCCTGCTGACGGAGGGGACGGCGAACGCTGCTGCCAGCCTGGCCTGGACGCTCGATACGGCTGGCTGCCCTGGTTCGAGGAACAAGCCGGTGTCGACGCCGGACCAGACCGGATCTGATGGGTCGCCCGCAAAGGGTGCCATACCCCACACCGCCCTGCCACTTAGCTCGTGGGCAAGGTTCTCGGCGGCGTCGAGGACCGGGCCGGGCACGGCCAGCCCAGCCCGCACCATCACCACATCTGGCCGTACGGGTACCCCGGCCGCGACGGGGGCCAGGGGCAGCGGGTTCCACGTGGCGACACCCCAGGCCCGGCAAAGGCCCGCTGCCTGGCAGGCGGCGAGCGTCTCGCACGCGACTGCGAACCGTTCTGGATCGTGCTCGGGGTTGTGCAGAAGCACCGTGTCGGGCACCCGGCCGAGGGCTTCCCCTGCCTCGGCTACGGCGGCCCTCAGCCGGTCCGGGTCGAGGTCGTGGCCGTCGGGGAAGTACCCCACTTTGGTCGACACCTCGAACCGCTCAAGGAGTTCGCCCGCCTCACTCGCAAGCGCCCGGTGTCCGTCGTACCCGCTGTAGTTGTAGGCCGTATCGACTGCGGTGATACCGGCCTCTAGAGCCCGTTCGAGGACAGCACGGGAGGGACCAGACCGGTATAGCCCGAGGACAATTCGTCGGTCAGCTCCGCGCACAGCCCCTCCCGGATCAGGATGTCGGCGAGTTCCCCAGCGTTGACGCCTGTCTCAATGCCTGCTTGCTCGATCTCCACCGGCGCGCCGGACAGGAATAAGCGCAGTGCGGGCAGGGCCTTGCCATGGAAGGTGAGGCGCTTGCCCGTGGCGGTGACGGTGACGTGTTCGCCGTCCGGCTCAACGAGCGGCGGGAACTCGGTCACGCACACCACGGCGGTCGGCGGCCCGAACAGGCCGGAGGTCTGCACGTGCCGGGCCGCCGTGCGCTCTTGCTCGCGGGTGGCAAGGAAGGCAGCCGGAGGGAACTCCTCGACCAGTCGGGCGGTCGCGGCCGCGAGCGCGGCGGTCTGCTCAGACTTGCCTTCCGCCGTGCCCCACCGGTCCAGGTCCGTACGGAACGTCTCCTCGCGCCGGCACTGGTCGACCAGCCACGTCAGCCAGTTCACTCCCGTGCGCTTCACGAACCCGAACGTCAAGTGCAGGCTGTACCCGTCGCCGCTGTCGGTACGGGTGGCCTGGTGCCAGTGGCCTCGGGGTATGTGCATGACGTCCCCGGCCTTGAGCGTCCCCCGCCATATGGACTGCTCCGGCGGGGTGTTGTTTGGCTCGGCGTCCCGGTACATCGGCACCGGTCGGGACACACCACGCACGTCCCACGACTTCTCACCGGCCACCTGCATGATCACTACGTCATGGTCGTCCCAGTGCAACGCGAACCCAGCCGCGTCCTGGGTCGTGAGGTAGGCGTTCACCTGGACGAGCTCGCGGGACCACCACTGCAATGCCCGGCAGGCGACCTCAAGGGTGGGGTCAAAGAAGTCGAGTTCGTCGAGGACCAGAGTGCAGCCCTCGCGCATCAGCGCCCCAAGGCGCGTCATGTTCGCGAAGCGGATGCCCTGCCCGCGGCGGGTGACGGTGTCGGTGAAGTATTCGCCGGGGTGAAGCTCACGCCCGTCCTGGAACGCCCGGAACTGGGGGTGGGATAGGCCGCGCCGCATCACGGTGTCGAGAAGCCGGACCGGGGTCATCAGCCTCGGGAGAAGGGCTGGGGTGGGGATGCTGCCCCTGGTGAACGCGGAGCCCATGGGGGTCGGGCCGTCCCAACCGAGCGCGGATTCGATGGCGTGAACAAGCTGGTGCTGCACATGTCCTCCGGGAAGCGTGAGGGGGTGGGCCCGCCGCAGACCACGGCGGGCCCAGGTGCGGAGAAGCGGCGCCTACGCCTCGGGGTGGTTCAGGCCGTCGCGGTTCTCTCCGTCGTCCCCGGCGGAGGTTCCGGTGGGGTCGGACTCCTGAGTGTCGAAGCGGTCCTGCACACGGGCCAGTTGCTCGACGGCGATCAGGAGCCCGGACTCGCCGACGCTGCTGGACGGTTCTCGGTTGGCCATGGTCGTCCTCGCTCACTTCCGGTGAAGGGGGCTAATGACGTGCTGTGGTGCCCTGGAACCCTGCCTTCTCGAACGTATGTACGCAAGGTGTGAATGAGCCCGCGCCGGGCGGTCTAGGCGAGCCGAGGTGCCCCGTGATACCCACACGCATGGGCGCTCCTACAGGTACGCCCTCAGCCGCGCAGATTCTTGACCATGACCGCGTACACCGGAGAGTCGGCGAAGGGCTGCTGCTCGCCGGCCTTGTGGTAGCCCCATGTCTCGTACATGTCCTGCACCTTCGGGTGGGTCACGTCGACCAGGAGCACGGCCAAGTCCTCGCCGCGCCGGCTCAGCAGCGCTTCGTGTAGCCGCTCGGAGATACCCTGCTTGCGCCACTTCGGGCGCACCATGACCTCGGAGACCGCGTACGTCGCGGTGTAGCCGTTGTTCGGCTTGAAGGAGGTGGAGCGCCACCACTCGCGGCCGGGCTGCAGCGGGGCGCCGTACGCGAACCCGGTCGGCTCCTCGCCCTCGAACGCGACGACGCAGGTGAAGCCATTCATCGCAGACCAGTGGTCGACGAACCAGGGGAACCGCTGGTTGAACTCGTTATCCATGGCGTCGGCGTAAGAGTCGGCGTGCACGTCGATCAGCATTTGCCTGAAGCCTTCGGGGAGGCTTCCGTGGTTGTAGTGGCGCAGGTCGATCAGCCTGGTCACGCTCGACTCCATTCTTCTCGCATACGGTCTGCCCAGTCGCGGGCGTACGCCGTGGACGGCGCCATCCGGAACAGGTCTCGGTGGAAGTCTCCGATCAGGGTGCGCATGCGTCCAGGGAGCGGAGCGCCGTCCATGATCTGGAAGACGGTGGCCGCGGTCGCTGTGGCCTGCTCGGGCTCGCCTTGCCGTAGCTGGGCGAGCGCGAGCTGACACGTTGCCAAGGCGCGGTTGCGTTGGAACTCTGCCGGGATCTTGGCGAGCGCGCGGTGGGCCATCGCCTCGGCGTCGGCGGACTCCCCGTTGTGGTTGAGGATGATGGCCGCGAGGTGGTTGAGCTCGGCCGGGCCGTAGAACGCGGTCCAGCGCGGGCGGTCGTCCTCGACGGCCTTCCGAAGGGTCTCTTGCGCCGAACCGAGGGCCCTCTTGGCGGCCTGGGGGTCACCCATCGACGAATGGGCGAGAGCGAGGCGCACGCGGCCCATGGAGCTGAAGAAGGGATCGCTGCGTGCCGCCTTTGACGCATTGGCCGCCTGGGCGGCTGCAAGCTGTTCCGGCCAGTTCTTCCGCTGGTAGGCGAGCATCGCGACGTTGATCCATACCCGCATCCCCGTCGGGGCGTCTTGGGACAGGCCCGCGAAGGTGGTGGCCTCGTGGAGGTGTGCCTGAGCCGTGTCCAAATCGCGCAGGTCGATGCATGCCCAGGCCGCGATGGTCGTGTACTCGGCGGCGAGCGCGTACAGGGCGCGGCGCACGGTCTCGCTGGCGTTCTGCTGCTGGAGTTCCAGGATTTTGGCTCGGCCTGCGAGGGCTGCGGCGGCGAGGGATCGGTGTCCGCCCTGGCGGTCGTCGGCTTCTACGAGTTTGTTCATGCCGGCGGACGCTCGGGCCACGTCCGTCATGCCGACCGAGCGCCGCTGTCTCCCAACGGACAAAGCGGCGGTCGCCGTTCCTGTGGTGGCAACGATGAAGTCGCGACGCCGCACGGGGTCCTCCGGAGGATGGTGCATGGAGCTGGGAGCGCTGAACCCTAAGTCCGCCACCGGGCAGCCGAACACACGCTCAAGTGCTACGCAAGTGCGGCCGATTGGGCGCCGGGTCGTCCCGTTGAGCAGGTTCCGGATTGTGCGTGACGACATGTCTCCCGTTCTGCCGGTGACCTCCGACAGCGCCTGGTTACAGCGATCCGCCAACTCATCCTGAGTTAAGCCGAGTTCATCCATCCGCTTCTGAAGGATGACGTTCGCTCCCATGCACTGAAAGTAGTACCGCCACCCTTGTACTGCCCAGAACCAAGGTAACGGGAACGCAAAGTCTTCCGGTCTGCGGTGATGCACGGACCCGGAACCCTTCCTGTTCCCCCATCACCGAGCGTCGTTGACTGAACATCAGCCGTCACGCCGGCTCGGCATGACGACATGGAGGGCAGCTCCGCTCTGCGTCTCGCGTCGAACTGGGCGCCCTCAGATGATCTTTGATCACCTTGACCACCTCCAGCCCCTTGACCCCATGCCAATCGCACCGGTTAAGCGGTTCGCTCTTGTAGGCCAGCTACTCGACGAGCGGGAGCACCCCACATGAACTCCTCTACTGGCAGGTCCACCCCCGTGATTGCCTTACGACTGGGCGGCATCGGCCCGCAGTTGCGCAGTGGGACTGGCTCCCGATGAGCCCCGCCACAGCCGTCGCCACGCTCGCTGCAGAACTGCTGCAACGGACCGCCCGCGGCTTCGCGGTGGCTTTCACGCCGAAGGAAGACCGTGTCGGGCGCATGCGCCGGATCACGGTCGCGCACCTGCGGCTGTGGCGGGTGGCTGGGCCGATCGCGGACGACATCGTGCTCGCTGTCTCCGAGCTCGTGACCAACGCCGTCCAGCACGGCGATGGCGACGTCGCCTTGGAGGTCCTCTACACCGACGATGAGGTGCGGGTCGAAGTCACGGACGGTAGCCCGGAGCCCGCTCAGCTCAGCAGTGCTCAGCCCGGCGACGTCTCCGGCCGGGGCCTTTTCATCGTCGCCGTCCTCTCCCTGGAATGGGGTGTGAGTGACGACGGCCGTAAGACCTGGGCCCGGTTCCGCGTCCCCGCGGGGAGGCCGTGATGATGACCACGCGCCCGCGCCCCGCCCCCGAGCCATGGACTCCTCCTCACGACGCCGACGTACTGGCGGCTTTCGCTGGCCGGCTGAAGGTCTGGAAGCCACTCGATGTGGAAGCGCTTCTGGACGACGTCGCAGATGCCTTGGACGACTTACCGCCCACCGCGATGGACGTGCCGGATCTACTTCAGCGCCTCCAGGCCCATCTCGGCCAGCTCGCGACCATCTCAATCGCCAACGAGGCCAGCGAGAAGGAAGACGACGTTGCCCGCCTGCTCGTCCGCGGCGAGACCCTGCGGGCCTCTCCCCTTCCATCCGAGCCCGCCAAGGCCCAGGGGCACCTGCGCCAGGTCGGTTGGGTCGTCAACGAACTCGTTGAACGGCTCGTCGAGGCCCAGTACATGAAGGGAACGGAATGAGTACGGCTACGGCGTCCCGCCCCAGGCCCCATACGCGGCTCCTGGCCGCACGGGACGCGTTCGACTACGACTACTTTCGCGAGCGGCTGGCGGACCCCGGTCTCGCCGACGCTGGCGTCGCGGTCGCACTCTTCCGCATCCCACTGCTGGCCGTCCCAGTGGGCGGCGAACGACACGGCGGATACACGAGCTTCGAGCAACTCGTGGACGCCGTTCAGGCCCGCGCGCTTCTCAGCACCGTTCCCGGCTTCCCGGACCTGCGTATCCGCTGGTCGCCGTATCGCGACACCTGCCACACCGTCGAGTGGGGAGAACCCAGCCCCTCTTGGTGGGCGAGCGACGAGGTCTTCGGCCGCTTCTACGGCTACAGCGCCAACGCCATCGCTGTCTTCGTACGGCATCGCTCACAGACTCCCTCTCCAGAGTTCTCCGAACGTGTTCCCCCACGGCCCAGAGTCACCTGGAGGGGGCCCAACTTCTCACCGCGGAAGTGAGATTCGACGCGTCGTGCTGGCAGATCGCTCATGCCCAACAAGGAGGAGAACAGTGACCACGACGACTGTCGCCAGGATCACCCTCGCCCCGAGGGAGCAGCAGGTCCTCGAGGGCCTGGCCGACGGGAGCACGCTGGCCGTGGTCGCGCTGGACCTCAAGATCCGCGAGGGCACGGCTGCGGGCTACCTCAAGCTCGCCAAGCGCAAGCTGTACGGCATGAGCGAGAACGCTGCCGCGCTCGCCGTCGCCTACACCACCGAAGCCATCACCCGCCCGCAGCTCCTAGACCCCGAAGCGCTGTTCCTGCCCGATGACCAGCGTGACCTCGTGCCGCTCCTCGCCCGTGGCATGGCGGCCGCGCAGATGGCCACCGAGCTGAAACGACCGGTCGACATCATCCGCAGGGACGGCCGTGACCTCCTGACCAATCTTCGGGCCAGGAACCGCGCCCACGCCATCAAGAGGTCCTGGGAGCTTCAGGTCCTGACTGCGGAGCAGGTGGTTGCATGGCTGCGCTAACCCCTTCCGTCCCGGACAAGGTTGAGGTCCTGGCGAACGTCGAGACGGTGCTCGCCTGGGACGTGAAGGGCCTTGAACGCCCGTCCCTCCAGGACGCGACGGGCATGGTCGAGCAGTTCACCGAGTTCGGCCGGACCGTCGCGGAGGACTTGCGGACCCAGTGCCTCGGCATTCCCGCGGACTCGGAGGCCGGGCGAAGTGCACAGACCATCCTCGGCGAAGCCGACCGTCGGCTTTATGCCTCACCCCCGAACCCCCTCAGCCAACAAGCGGCCACGCACCGCGCGCAGAACCTCGCCCGGCTCGTGAAGGGCCTGCTCCGCGCTGCCGGGCAGGTCAGCGAAGAACAGGCCCGCGCTGCACCGAGACCACTACGGAGATAACCCCCAGGACTGGGACCTCCTCCCTGGCCATGTGGACCACCGCGCCCGTGCGCGGAGGATCCAAGGCCGTCCCCCGAGGAGGAGGTGGCGCCAAGACATCGCGCCCCGGCCGCGCTCTGTGGGGGGGGAGCAAGCAGCCGGCCCGCTCAACCGCCGCCCGTCGTCGGCGACGGGCGGGTGCACCACCCGGTAACCGGTCCTGCGAAGACGGCTCGGTGCCGGACGTCACGTGTGGGGAGGAGCCCATCTCCTCCCACCGGGTTCCTCCCCACACGAAATTGCTCAACCCCAGATGCCGGGGTCCACGCGGTTCACCGCGTGAACCGATGACTCCGGAGCCCTTGCACCATCAGCCCACTGCCCCAAGGAGGCACGTAATGACCGTTCAACTGGAGCACCCGGTCACCATTGAGCAGCTGCCCGTCGACGGCGCCGCTGTCACCGACGACCCGTTCCAGCTCGACATCACCTTCATCGAGGGGACGCCTGCGACCGAGACGGTGCTGATGTGCAGCACCGGCGACAACTGCGGCAGCTCCTGCCCGAGCGCCTGCACCACCTCGTAAGACAGGTCAGCCCGATGGCGTGGGTCGGACGGAGCTGTTCCGTCCGGCCCGCGCCCCGCCTACCAAGAACGGAGTGAGGGGATGACGCGCGTACGGCACAGCCTGTACCGAGCCGCCGGAGAACCAATGCTGCGTGCCGCAGTGAACCTCACCGAGCCGAGCATGCCTCCCTGGCCAGGTCCCACGGCCTCGCTTGAACAGTGGCGTGCGTGGCTGCGTGCGGTGTGGGCCGACGACACCTTCCAGCAAGCCGTAACCAGCGCCAGCCCAGATCTGGCACGCCAGGTTCAAGCAGTGCTCGCCGGGCGGTCTCCGGGAGTGCGCCGGGTGCGGCGGGCGGCACTGTCCACCGCCCGGTACGCGATCCGATACGCGCGCCGCCCCACTCCGTACGGTCTCTTCGCGGGCGTCGCGCGCGTCGAGTTCGCCGACACGGCGGAGGTCCGCGTCGGCGACGAGCACCTGGCTGTCGCCCGGCATGACCCGGTGGCGCTCGATGTGGCAATCAGCGGCTGGGAGGCGGACGGCAAGCGGATGGCTGACGTCGACGTGTGCGTCAACAACCTCGTTCAGAAGCGCGGCGAGCGCGTCTACGTCCCGTCCGAGGGCGCCTCGGAGTTCTCCCTCGCGCTGAGCCCCGCGCTCAAGTTGATTCTCGACGCCGCCCGCTCCCCGGTCCGGTACTCGGTCCTCGGCGACAAGCTCGCCGCCGACTTCCCCACCACGACCGCACAGCAACGAACCGGATTGCTCGGGGAGCTTCTGCACGTACGACTGCTCCGGTCGTCGCTACGCGCACCCGCTACGGTCATCGACCCCACCGACACGTTGCCGCCCGCGCTGCGTGACGAGGTCCGCGAAAGGACGGCGGCCCCCGATTTGCGGCTGGACGCCACGGTGCGGCTCCCGAGCACGGTCCTCACGGAAGCGGAGACAGCCGCGACCGTCCTCGCCCGGATCGCCGCGCACCCCAACGGCATCCCGGCTTGGCGCCGATGGATCGAGCAGTTCACCGAGCGCTACGGCGAGAGCGCCGAGATTCCGCTGAACCTGGTCCTGGACCCCGAAAAGGGCTTGGGCTTTCCCGACGGGTTCGGCCAGGTGTCCGAGCCTCCCCGCCCCATGGCTCGGCGCGACCGGCTGCTGCTGGAACTGGCCGGAACCGCAGCCGTCGAAGGCGCCCGCTCCGTTCCCCTGTCCGGCGCGATGATCGAAGAACTGGAGGCCGCCGCGGGCAAGCCCACCGCCACCGCGCCCCACCTCGAACTCGGCATGCGCCTCAACGCCCGCTCGACCCGCGCCCTGGAACGGGGGAACTTCCGGCTCCACGTATCCACCGTCTCCCGTTCGGCCGGCTCGATGACGGGCCGGTTCTGGCACCTGTTCCCGCACACCGGAGGGACGTACACCGACCTGCCCACCGTCGAGCCCGGCGCGGAGCTGGCCCAGCTTTCCTTCCACGCCGGACGCGTGCCGGCCGACCTACTCACCCGCGCCCCGCGCGTGCTGCCCAGGGTGGTCAGCGTCGGCGAGTTCCGGCACCCCGAGGAAGGCGTGCTGTTCCCCTCCGACCTGGCCGTCGGCCTCCGCGACGGCCGCCCCTACCTCGCCGAGGCTGCCACCGGCACGCACCTGGAACTGCTCGCGCCAACCGCGCTGAACTTCCTGTGGAACAACTACACTCCGCCACTGGCCCGGTTCCTGGTCGAGATCAGCCGGGCCGCCACGCCACAGGTGACCTGGTTCGACTGGGGCTCGGCATGGACTCTGCCGTTCACCCCGGCGGTGCACTACCGCCGTTCGATCCTGGTGACGGCGCGATGGAAGGTGCGGGCCCGGGATCTGCCCGATCGCACCGCGTCGCTGGATGAGTGGGCCGAGCAACTGCACGCCTGGATGAGCCGATTCCGCGTGCCGGACCGCGTGCTCTTGGCCGAAGACGACCAACAGCTCCCGCTCGACCTGCGACACGACATGCACTTGGACCTGTTGCGCGCCCACCTGGCTGCCAGCCCGATCGGCGTCGCGACCCTGCACGATGCGCCGCCGCAAGACGCGGACGGCTGGATCGGTGGCAGGGCCCACAACCTCGTCGTCCCCCTGAAGGCCCGCTCATGACGGCAACAGCGATTCCAACCCGCACGCAGGATCTCTCCGAGGGCACCCTCGGGATGGCGCTGCTCCACATCGAGCGCGGTGATCACTTGGCCGCGCGGCGCTACCTCGCCCAGGCCGTGGCGGGCGGCGTCAGCGCCGGAGGCAACGCCTCGCTGTTCCACGGTGCCCCCGCATTGGAGTTCGTGCTCTCTCGCGCCGGACATGCCGGCCGTGTAGTCCGTGACGCCGTCGACCGCGTCGTGGACTCCCGGCTGGCCGCCGCCCATCGGCGGAAGGCTGCGGGCACGCTGCCTCATCTGGCAGAGTTCGACCTCATCCGCGGGCTGACCGGGCTGGGCGCACTGCTGCTGACCCGAGGCGCGGACTCGCCCCGGCTCCGGAAAGTGCTGGCCTACCTCGTGTCCCTGGCGCAGCCGGTCCGCATCGAGGACCGGGAGCTGCCGGGCTGGTGGTCCGCGGCTGGGCCTGGCGGGGAGGAGATGCCCGGCGGGCACAGCAACAACGGTGTTGCTCACGGCGTCGCCGGTCCCTTGGCGGTGCTCTCTCTCGCCGTGCGGCACGACGTCCATGTGCCGGGACAACTCGACGCCATCGAGGTATTCGCGCGCTGGCTCGACACGTACGGCACCCGTTATTGGACCACGTACGACGAACTGCTGGTCAACGCGCCGCCCGAACCTCAGCTCGCGCGCCAGTCCTGGTGCTACGGCCAACCCGGCATCGCCCGCGCCCAGCAGCTTGCCGCACTCGCGCTCGGCGATTCGATCCGTCGGCAGGCGGCAGAGGCCACCGTCCTGAGGACCCTGACCGACCCGTCCCACCTCGGCCGGATCGTCGACGCAACGCTGTGCCACGGATGGGCCGGACTCGTGACGATCGCTCGCGCCGTCGCTGCTGACAGCCCCACGCCAGAGCGCTTCTCCCCAGTGATTGACGACCTGAGCAGGCGTCTGGCCGCGGACCTAGACCGACTGCCCAAGCCCGGCTTCATGGAGGGCCGCAGCGGAGCGCACCTGGCCGTTGACGGCACGAACACCACGGACTGGACCAGCGTCCTGCTGATCACCTGACCCGCCCTCAACCGAACTGACGCCCCCGACAAGGAGCCCCAGCCGATGGACTTCGACGACGAGAACCTTCCGATCACGGCCGATACAACCTGGTGGCATGCCAGCGTGGCGTTTCCTGGGCGGGCGGTGAGTAGTGAGGCCGCTCAGGCACTGGCGGCCGCGCTGGATAACCAGCGCTTCCACTTCCTCCGTAAGGACACAGGTCTTCGGCTGCGCACCGAGCGTCCCGTCGGCACTCTGCTGGACCGCCTCGTCGCCGACCATCTGGCCACGGGATGGGTCGGCGGCATCTACGAGCCGGAGACCGAGGCGTTCGGTGGCCCGGAGGGTATGGACGTGGCGCACGACGTGTTCTGCGCCGACAGCCCCAGCGCCCTGTTCGAGACCGGCCTGCCCGGTGGCCGAGAGTGCGCTGTACTGCTGCTCTCCGCCATGATCCGCTCGGCGGGACTGGACCCGTTCGAGGCCGGGGACGTCTGGGCGAAACTCGGCGCCCTGCGGCCGCCCGTCATCCCGCCCACCGGCCCCGCGCGCGACCAGGCGGTGAGCGCCATGCGGCGGCTGATGAACGCCGACTCGGCGCAGCGGCCGGACGCTGAACCCGGATGGGCCGAACGTCTCGCCGCCTTCGAGAACGCTGGCCTTCGCCTGCGCAAGCTCGCCACTGATGGGCGCCTGATACGCGGCCTGCGCGCCGTTCTCGCCCATCACGCGATCTTCGCGTTCAACCGTGCGGGAGTACCTGCCGCCGAGCAGGCCGCTACCGCATGGCTAGGCCGCGAGGTCGCCTTTGCCGCAGGCGAAGGGGCCGACGTGTCTACTCGCCGGTTCACTTCCCCGGACCCTAATGTCGCTCGAATGGAGACCACCGTGACACCCGTTACTGACGCCGCCGACATGCGTGAAGCCCTGGTGAACCGCCTTGTCGGCAGCGGCCATCTGCGCACCCCCGCCGTCATCGATGCCTTCCGCACCACCGAGCGCCACCAGTTTCTTCCCGGCGTCGACCTCGAATCGGCGTACAAGGAGGACGCGGTGTCCATCAAGGAGGACGAGCACGGCGAGATGATCTCCTGCATCTCCGCACCCTCGATCGTCGCCACCCAGCTCGAACAGCTCGGTGCGCAGCCAGGAGACAAGGTCCTGGAAGCCGGGGCCGCCACCGGCTACAACGCCCGCCTGCTGGGCAAGCTCGTGGCTCCCGGCGGTCACGTGTGGACCGTGGACGTCGACCAGGACCTCGTCGACGGCGCGAGCAAGAACCTCGCCGAGGCCGGGGCTACGAACGTGACGGCGGTGCTGGCCGACGGTGCTGCCGGCCTCCCGGAGCATGCCCCGTACCACCGCATCCAGTTCACGGTTGGCGCAGGCGACGTGCCGGTGAAGATCCTCGATCAGCTCGCCCCCGGCGGACGCCTGGTCCTGCCGATGCGGATTCGCGGCAGCATCTCCCGCAGCTTCGCCTTCGAGCGGGACGGCGACGCCTGGAAGACCGTCTCATGCGAAATGTCGACCTTCGTGCCCCTGCGCAAGGGCGTCTGCGACGACATCTACACCTTGGTGCCCATGGAAGGTGAGGGCAACGTCCGCCTGGAAACCTTCAGCGAGCAGACCGTCGACCGCGACGCGATCCGCACCGTCCTCGACCAGAAGCAGGCCAAGGTCTACACCGGCGTGAAGTTCCGGCAGGGCGACCCCTGGGAGTGGCTGTACCTGTACCTGGCCTCCGTGCTGCCCAACGGTCTGTCCCGCCTGCCCGGCCAGCGCCCCGGTTTCACCCCACACTTCGGCTGGGGCTCCATGGCCGCGCTCGACGGCGACAGCCTGGCCTACCTGGCCATCCGCGAGGGCGAGGACGACAAGGGCCGCTTCTGGGAGATCGGCGTCATCGGCCACGGCTCCCGTGCCACCGAACTCGCCGACCAGGTCGCGGGCGAGATCCGCGACTGGGATGAGGGCTGGGGCAACACCGCGCCGGAGCCCACCTTCCGCATGGCCGTCGGCGACGCCCGCGACAAGATCACGGCCGCCGACCCGCGCTTCATCATCGACAAGGCGTACAGCCGCCTTGTCGTCGACTGGCCGCGCAAGGGCTGAGCCCGTGATCCCCGCGATAGCCAGCCGCATCCCGCTAGTCCGTCGTCCCAAGGCGCCGGCGCTCCCGCTGGACGAGCGAATCACCCACCTCACCGGGCTGACTATCGCGCCCGCTGACGCGGGTCACCATGACCTGGTGGCCCGCGCCAGTGGCGTCCTCAACTACGCCGCTCTGATCGCCTCCGACGTCGGATTACCCGACCTGGCGGCTGACCTGTGCTGGAGGCAGCACCGGGTCTTCGCCGACGCCGGGCGCCTCACTGGCGGCATCGCCGTGATGTCGCTGATGCCCCTCATCAACATCTCCCGGCTACTGACCCGCGAGGGCGACGGCAAGGCCGCCTACGACGTCCTCACTCGGCTGTACCGCGCCGCCCAGAAACGCGATACCGCCGAGATCCACGGCCACACCGTCGACCTCGCAGCCTTGATCGACACAGACGCCGACCACCGCAAGGTCTGCGAGGAGCTGTGGATCACCGTGCTCGTCGACGGTGCCAGAGCCCTGGCACGGATCGGCCGATGGACCGAGGCCGCCAAAGCCATGACCTCGTACCGCGGCATCGGCAACCGCCTCCTCGACGGCCGCCAAATCGAGATCATGGCCCTGATGGAACGCGGCCTCGATCAGCAGGCCCGCGACACGATCGACGCCACCGCCCCGACTGAGCCGTGGGAGAACACCATCGCGGCTCTCCTGCGTGTCTACTGTCGGCCCCCGTCGGCAGTCGTGCCGCAATCAGACCTGGAACTCGTGCTGAGCAAAGTGGCCACGCTGATCGCCGAACCTGACCCCTCAACCGCCGTCTTCCAGACCCGAGCTGGTCTCGCCGCGCTCGATCTGGTCCACAACCGGACGAGCCCCAACGTGGGCCCGTTGAACGACGCAGTCGCCAACGCGGCTGCTCTGGATGCATGCGCCGCCCGGGACGTCCTGACCCACGCTGCCGCGTGCTCGTCCCTGACCGGCGAGCAGAGTCGGAAGCTGGACACCGCGATCGCCTCGTCGGGGCTGGGGGCGGGGCGCCTGCCCGAGCACCACATGCACGCACTCACGGAAGCTGTCGACAAGGGCGAAGTCGCGCTTCGCAGCCTCCTGTGACTCCACACGTACACCGAACGCCCAAATAGCAGGAGATGCCTGCTAGTTGGGCGACTTGACGTTGTCGGACTCAGTGGCGACAGCCCGTCGCCTCTTGGGAGGCAGACACTCGCTGGAAACCTCATCCATCACAGGCGCATCAGGTGTCGGCGATTCGGCCAAGTCGCGCCACTCAAGAACGGCCCTATCACCGCGTCCACACGTTCGTTCCCTTGCGCCTCAAGGCCCCCAGTGCGTCCGAAATCGAGCGCGTTCGATTCCGCTGTTGCGTCGTTATGCCGTGCATCGCCGAGCCATCCAGGTGCGACCCCCGACCCCCCCAGGAGGGACACAGGTGACTGTGACTGACGCCTCTACTGCAAACGCTGAGACGCCACCCCCTCCGCCACCTGCGGAGATCCGCTACAGCGGCGAGTACTCCATCAACCCGCTCGGCGATGTGTCGTTCGCCCACATGTGCGCTCGCCTGCCGTCCGTGCTGCGCCGCATCTCTCGAATGGCCTGGCACCTCGACCGCACGGCCGTTCTCCTCCTCGCCGCCTGCCAACTGGTCACAGGCGCCGCCGCCGCAGTCGGTCTGACCGCGACCGCTCGCGCCATGCGACCCGTTCTTGGCCCCGGAGCTGTGACCGACCGTCTTCATCAGGCACTACCCGCGCTGCTCGTCGTGGCCGGCGCGGCGGCACTCGGACGGCTGTCCAGCGCGCTCGCCTCGTACGCGGGTCGCAGGCTCACCCCGCACCTGACGACCTATGCGGACACCTCGCTGGTCGAGGCGGTGTGCCGAGTCGAAGTCGCTGCCTACGCCCAGGACGGCTTCGCCGACCGGCAAGAAGCCGCCGAGATGGGCGTGGTGCGCACGACCGTGATGGTGAACGACGCACAGCGATTCATGGCCGCTCTCATCAGGATGGTGGCCGCGAGCGGAGTGTTGTCCGTGCTGCACTGGGCGATGCTGCCGCTGCTCCTCCTCGCCGTCCTGCCGGCCGGAGTCGGCGCGGTTCTCACCGCGCGCGTCGACTACGAAATGCACTACGCGAACGTGTCGGACCGCAATGTGCGCCACATGATGCGCTGGTGGGCCACCACGCCGAAACACGGGGACGAAGTCCGCGCCAACGGCATGACCGGCTATCTGCTGTTCTGGTATCGGTCACTGTCCGAGCGCATCGACCGCCGTCTGCTGGACTCCGCTCCACGCACCTTGCGCATCACCCTGCTGTCCGCGACGGCTGGCGGCTTCTTCCTGCTCCTGGCCTGGGCCGCCCTCGCCTGGCTGGCCACCACCGGGCGCATCGAACTCGCCGTTGCCGCGACCGCGGTCGTCGCCGTTCAGACCACGCTCGTAGCGCTTTCCCAAGTGGTCATCAACGGGGCGGCCCTGTTCCATACCAGCCTCTACCTGACCGACATGCAGACGTTTCTCGACGACGCCGCACAACGGGCCCCACAGCGTGGTGAGTTGGAGGCTCCCGCGACCGTGGAGGAAATCCGGATCGACGACGTGGTCTACCAATACCCTGGCAAGGACAGCCCGGCCGTCGACGGCGTATCCCTCACGCTGCGCCGTGGCGAGATCCTGGCCATCGTCGGCGAGAACGGCAGCGGCAAGTCCACCCTCCTGCGCTTGATCACCGGCATCTACCTGGCAGACAAGGGGCGCGTTCTGTGGAACGGCGCAGACCTCTCCACCCTTTCCCAGGACAGCGTCTGGGCCCGTACAGGACTCGTGCCGCAGCTCTTTGCCCAGTGGCCGCTGCGCGTGCGCGAGAATGTCACGCTCGGGCAGCCGCGGACCCGCGATGACCTGCCTGTCTGGGAAGCGATCGACGCCGTAGGCATGCGAGAGGCGGTCGAGGCGCTGCCGGACGGTATCGAGACGCTGCTTGCCCGGGAAGTCTTCGGGGGCGCCGAACTCTCCGGCGGGCAGTGGCAGCGCTTGGCCTGTTCTCGCGCGATCTACAGGCGCCCTGAAGTACTCATCCTGGACGAACCCACCTCCCAGATGGACGCCCGCGGTGAGCATCAGATCTTCGAGAAGATCAAACGCGGCGCTGCTGGCCGCATCACAATCGTGGTCACTCACCAGTTGGAAAACACCCGCCTCGCCGACCGCATCCTCGTCATGGACAAAGGCCGAGTCATTGAGCACGGCCAGTACGAGGAACTGGTCAACTCCGACGGACTGTTCGCCGAGCTCGTGGCCCTGACCCAAGACCGATGACCCGTACCGGCGCAGAGTCGTTCCCCGCCGCCCCCACGCACAGAAGCGAGACACGCATGGCTGATACCTGGCAGACGATCGCCCGCCTTGCTGGCCGGTTGGAAGACCACTCGGTCCTTCCCCGCGAGCAACGCATCTTGCTCCAGCTCCTCAAGATTCAGGAGGAGGCAGGCGAGGTCGCCGAAGCGGTGATCGGAGCCATGGGGCAGAACCCCCGCAAGGGGCACTCGCACACGTGGGATGACGTCGAAGCCGAGGTCTGCGACGTCATCGTCACCGGCATGGTCGCCCTGGCCCGCATGAACCTCGATGCCGAGGCCGTGTTCGCGCGGCACATGGACCGCATCGCCTCTCGGGACCTGATGGCGCAGGGCGAGGCCAGCGACGCTCGGACCGTGAGCAGCCACCCCGACGCGACGACGGGACGGCAGAGTTGAACGCGCACACAGTGAACAGGCAAACCTGGGTCCGCTACGGCCAGATGCAGCTCGATCGCGGATACATGCCACCAGTTCCCGACCGACTGAAGTGGGGGTTCTGGGACGGTGTAGGACCAGGTGCTGACGTGCTCGGGCCGCTTCGCGGAAAACGAGTGCTGGCCTTCGGATCAGGCCCCGGACACCAGGCCGTGCACGTGGCACGTGATCACGGCGCCCTCGTCGATGCAGTTGAGCTGTCGCCGACCCAGCATCGACGAGCGGTCCAGCACTTCAGCCAAGTGCCCGGCGTGCGGTTCTTCAACGCCGACGTCGTTGAACATCTCCGCACCGCCGAGGCGTACGACGCGGCGTACGCGATTGGGACTCTCGCGTGCAACGACCCGCACTACCTCCTGCCGGCGCTCAGGGACGGGCTCGGAGACGGCGCTCGACTGGTCTTCTCGGCCCTACACACCAACCTCCATGGGCACGGACCTTCCTCCGGGGTAGCGCCCCGCGAGGAGACGATCCGCATCATCGGTCAGGAGCCGATCCCGGTGCAGATGTGGGTGCTGACGCCGCAGCTGTGGGAGGACCTGCTGGTCGACTACGGGTTCCGCGTGGAGGATAACGAGCTGCTCCGCGCTCCCGAGGCCGACAACCCCGTGGTTGTGCAGCTCATTCGCGCCCGCCGCCTGCCGGACCGCCCCAGACGTATTACGAGTCGGCCGCGCACCAAGCGCCCTCCGATCCCTCATGCAGCGGTCGGCGTAGGCGCCATCGTGCTCGGTGAACAGGGCCTGCTGCTGGGCCGTCACCGCCGCGGAACGATCGAGTTGCCCGGCGGGACCGTGGAGACGCGCGACGGCTCTCTACAGGATGCGGTGGTACGCGAACTCAAGGAAGAGACTGGCCTGGTGGCCCGCTCTGAGGACGTTGTCCTTCTGGGCACGCTCGTCGACCACGTTGGCGACGTGGTGCGCGTCACCGTCGGTGCCGTCGTCACAGCCTGGCAGGGGCAGCCCTCCACACAACCAGACGAGAGCGTGGGCAACTGGGACTGGTGGCCCCTCGACCAACTGCCTCAGCAAGATCTGTTCGAGTGCAGTGCCCAGATCCTCGCCGCCTGGCGCCCCGGCCTACCCATCGACGATACCCCCGCCCACTTCACCCCCTACGCCCGTGAACCGGAAACGGCGTCGGAACCGGGAGACAGAAACGCCCGAACGCGAGAGAAGGCGCCTTGATCCAAGCCGAGCTGAGGGCGTTGTAGGGCGCCAATCGACCGCCGCTGATGAGCGGTCGGTGTAACAGATCACCGCCCGCCGACGTTCCGCGCTGTGAACGGGTTGACCGCTTAAGTCAACCCGGCAGTGATCCGGAGGAACGGTGACGATCGCGACAGCCCCCCATTCGCTCGAGACTGGCCGCTCTCACCTGCAGGAGAGCCTGTTCTCCTGGCTCGTGCCCGAGGGGCCCCCCGTGCCGACCCCGGCCCCAAGCTCGACGCCAGAACCCGAGCAGAAGGCCGCTCCCCGTCCAGAGCCACCGGCCGCCAAGGGAGAGGCACCCGACCTCTCCCACGTCTGGGTAGTCGCCGCGGAAGTCGAGGTCACCCCGAAGATCGCCAAGACGGCCGACTGCCGCGGCAGCTTCAAGGCCACTGAAGGGCAGCGCATCGATGCGCTCGAGGTCTACTGCAAGGGCTGCCGACGCCCCTACGACGAAGTCACCGGCCAGGACTGCGCAGCGAAGATCGACAACCGGCATCTGATCGGCGGTGACCAGAGCACCCGCGCGAAGCGGAAGATCCCGGTACCGCCGAAGAACGCCCGCGTCGTCCCTGGCGGCACCATCCAGCGCCGCGGCATCGGCGCCTACATGTCCGGGGTGTCGCGGCCCGCTCGCTGACCGCGCGACACTAACGCCGCCCGCTGTTCATGGTGCGCGGCGTGACTACTCAGCAACCTCAGCCGTCGAACGACGACCCGACCGGCATCACTGGGTCGGTGCTTCCCGACGCGAAGATCGGCCGGGAGGCCTTCGGGCTTCTCCTGCTCTCGTTCGGTGTGCTCGGCGGCCTCGGTGCGCTGGGCGCCCTGCATTGGGCCGCGGGCCTGTCCGCCGCCCTCGTCGGACTGTGCGCCAGTGGTGTCGCCGTCCGCCGCAACTCCAAGCAGCGATGGCAGCAAGACGTCGGCGCCATGGCCGCATTCACGGCCTACGCGGGGCAGACCGCCCTCCTGTTCTATCTGCTGGCGCCGCTGGGATGGCTGGCAGCCAGCCTCCTCGCCGTCGCCGCTGGTCTGCGGCTGTCCAGCGATGAGGGGGCCTGATGCCCCGCCAACTCTTCCCCGGCCTCCGCGGCCTCCTCGTCCCGCGGACCGCTGCGCCTCCTCCGCCCACGGAGACGAAGGATCTCCTGGCGGGCAACGCGTACGTGTCGATGACGTACGCCGGCGTCACGAACGTGTGGGGCACCCCTGGCCGCGCGGACGGCTGGGACCTCGAGCGCGTCATCATCGAGGGCTACGAACGCAGCATCTGGACCTTCAAGTCCATCGAGGCGATCAGCAAGCACGCCAGTACCCTGCCGATCCAGATAGGCCGGGGAGGCGACGAACGGCGCTTCGAGGAGACCCTCGATGACCACCCGCTCCTTCGCCTGCTGAACAAGAAGGCCAACCCGCTAGAGACCGCCGATGTCTTCAAGAAGCGGCTGAGCGCGCAGCTTCTTCTGTCGAAAAAGGGCGTGTTCATCGAGAAGACCTACAGCCGCGGCGGCACCCTCACCCGGCTCGATCTTCTGCCACCGGACCGCGTCCAGATCATCCCGGACGACGAGAACGCCGACTACATCAAGCACTTCGAGTTCACGGACTACAGCGGCCGTGTCCGGGAACTGCTGCCCAAGCACGTCATCTGGATCAGGGACCCCCACCCCACCGACCCCTTCTGCGGCGTCACTCCGCTCGAGGCCGCGGGCCTGTCCATCGACCTGGACGTCAAGGCCCGCACGTACAACATCTCATTTATTGACAATGACGGCAGACCGGGCGGCATCGTCGGTATCGATCTGGACGGCGTCGACCCGCGCGAAGTCGACCGCATCCAGAAGCGCCTGGCCCCCGGCGCGCACCACGCCGGGCAGCTCACCCTCGTCGGTACCGGCCCCGGCGGCGTCACATACGTGGACACCTCCGCACGGCCGCGCGAGATGGCGTACGAGACGCTGGCCGGCATCTCCAAGGGCGAGATCCTGGCCGCGTTCGGCGTGCCCGAGAGCATCGTCGGTAACGCATCCGAGCGGACGTACGCCAACGCTGACCGGGAAGACTGGAACTTCTGGGACCACACCGAACTGCCCCACCTCAACCTGGTGACCTCCGGCTTCGACCCTGAGCTGGATGACGGCTGGACCGTCCGGTACGACACCTCCCGCGTCCAGGCCCTCGAGTTCCCCCGGCGCCAGGCCCGGCAGGAAGCCCGCGAGGAGTTCGACAAGGGCCTCATCACCATCGACGAGTACCGGGAGATCGCGGGCCGGGAAGCCTTCAACGTCCCGCAGTCCCGTGCCCTGTGGATCAGCCCGCAGAAGGCGCCCATACCCGCCAACCCGCAGGACGCTGCGGCCCTCGGCCTCGGCCCCGACCCGGCCGCCGGCGGAACTCCCGGCGCGGCGCCCACCGGCGTCCCGCTCCCCCAGGGCGCGGCTCCGGAAGACTCCGCGGCCGCGGACGTGGCAGCCGCGCGCGCCATCGAGCCCGGTCAGGACGCGGCGGCCGCCGTCGCCGCGGCACGAGCGCAGGCCCCCCTCGCACTGCCCGCCGGCACCACGGGCACCGCCGCCGACGCCGTCGCCTCAGCCCGCGCCACCAACACCGCCACCACCCCGGGCGATGCAGCCGCCGACGTCGACCGCGCCCGGAGCGCACAAGAGCAGACCCAGCCCGGCGATGCCGCCGAGGACGTCGACGCCGTCCGCGCCAAGGTCGAGAGCAAGGCCCTCCCCCAGGACGACGGATACGAAGTCACAGACGACGACTTCGACGCCCTCTCCTCTGCCGTGAGCGCGGCCCTCACCGCGCTACTGGCACGCCAGGAAGGCGTCATACTCGCCCGGCTCCGTGCGCCGAAGATCCGTAAGTACACGCGCTACTGGGAGCCACAGGACGCCAACGACGCCCGGCACGTCGACGCGAACCTCGACCAAGACCGCGTCGTCAGCGCCGCCCGCTGGGCCGAGGAAACCACCAACACACTCGCCTCGATCCTGCAGCAAGCCGCGGCCACGACCGCCCGCAAGGTGGGACAGAGCCTGACCGGCACTGACGCCGTTCCCCCTGCCGCGGCCGCGGCCGCACTGGTCTCCGCGGCGTACGCCGGTGAGGCAATCACCGCGATGCTCCGCGACCTCGCCACCCTCCTGTTCGACGCGCAGCACGGAGCTGTCGAACTCAGCGACCTCGAGAACAAGATCACGTGGTTCTACCAGTCAGAGGCGCCCGCCACCGTCGCCCGGATTGCCGAGATGTGCGCCGTCTCGACCATCAACGGCGCAGCAGACGCCGCCGCCGAACAGGCCGGTCCCGGCGTCGTCCGAACCTGGATCACCCGCGGAGACGACCGCGTACGACCCGCACACAAGGCGCTGAACGGCAAGACACTCCCCGTCGGCACCCCGTACACCGTCGACGGCTCCAGCCTCCGCTACCCCGGCGACCCATTCGCGCCGATCGCCCTGACGATCAACTGCCGATGCCGCCTCCACTACGCAACCGCCGAGGAGGCGAACTGACGTGAACACCTACCCCGCCACGCTCGTGCACGTAGTCGACGGCGACACCCTCGACCTCGACATAGACCTCGGCTTCACCATCCGCACACGCCAACGCGTCCGCCTGGTGGGCTTGAACACCCCCGAGAAGAACACCGACGAGGGCAAAGCAGCGAAAGCCTGGGTCACCGACTGGCTCGCTCAACATGGCCCCGGCCTCGTCGTTGAGACACACCGCCGCGAAAAGTACGGCCGATGGCTCGCCACCATCACGTCCCCCGACGGCGCATGCCTGAACACCGACCTGATCGACACCGGCCACGCCGCCCCGTACGACGGCCACGGCCCCCGCCCCCTCCCAGAACCGAAGGAGTAGCCGCCATGTGGGCCGCCATTTGGATCGCCTGGACCGCCGCCTTTGCCCTGGCCGAGGGCATCGCCCTGGCCAACAAGCGCGATGAGGACACCCTGTCGGAGAACGTCCGCCGCCTGTTCCGCACCCGCACCAGCAGAGTCGGCCGAGCCATATTCGCCGCCACATGGTTCGGATTCAGCGGCTGGTTCGCCCTGCACATCCTCACCGAGACCATGTGAGATGTAGCTGGGTTACCGACACCGCTTGCGCAGCGCGGGAAGCCACCTGCCGCAGTAGTGCGAATACTCATGCTGCAGGGAGGGCCATGCGGCTCAGCGGTTTCGACCGCAAGCCTCCTCGCTCATGCCCTTGGGACCACTTACACCGGATCATCACCCAAGAGTTACGAGTGGCCCCTTCCTGTGCGCAGGCGGACATAGCGGCGCTCGCCGGTTGGGCCCACGTAGGTGTAGACAGCGGCAAGTTGCTCCATGTTGCGGCGGCGTCGCAGGGGTTGCTCCTCAACGTTGGGCCGATAACGACGGCGCAGGGCGGGCGATATCGCCTCAGCGATGGTGCGGGCGGCGAGACGTCGCTCTTCCTCGAGCGCTGCGGCCTCTGCCGCCTCGCCTCCTGATGCCGCGATTTCCTGCCGCCCCTTCCTGGGCTTCGGAGGCTCCGGAACGAAGACCCACTGTGCTGGCTTAGCCCGGTCGGCAGCGGGCGAATCACGCTTCGAGGAATACCGCACCGCCCGCCTCTGCGAGGGCGTAGTAATCGCCTCTTCCGCATCCCATCCGTCGTACATGCGACGGCGGAGGACTTCCCGCTGCACCACACAGCGGTCGTCGCGCGCCCACTCTGCGGCGGTCTTTGTCTCTCCGAACGCACGGATGGCCATGTCCAGCCTCCCCTTGACCGGAACGAATGCCGGGGAGTCTACCCAAGGCCCCACCGGACAATGCGGGTTTACGGACCCCGGGAAAACCAGCGCGCGACGCTACGCACCCGCGCTCTGCATGGTCCGCGGCATGCTGAATCGCCCCACTGCACAGGCTGAGTCGCAGGACCTGAATCGCGACCTCGAGGTCAAGGTCACGCGTCGGCCGTGGAACCCTGCCCTGCACCCCCGCGACAGCAAGGGCCGCTTCATCGAGACGGGTGGAACGGTCAGGCTCTGGGGCGGCAAGCTCGCGCGCGTCGTGCGCGCCCTTCCGCACGACCGCGTCCTCGTCCAGGACCAGAGCGGCCCCAACGAGTTCCGGGGACGCCGGCACACCACGAGTGCCAAGTGGGTGACGATGGTCGCCCGTCCCGACGGCACCGCGCCCACCGAGGACGAGAACAAGGTCGTCGCCGAGGACGAGCGTCGACACAAGGACCCGCGCCGCGGCAACGGCGTCGCCCGGGACGACGATGGCGACCCTGACACCCCCAACGACCCCCACGACGTCGACGACCAGGGCCGCCCGATCGGGGACGACGAGGGCGACGGCCCGCACGACGAGGACGACCAGGACGAGCCGGAAGACGGCGCCCACCCCGTCAACCTCGACGCGCTTCCCAACCAGCAGAACGCCGCCGGAGCCCGGTACGCCGACACCGCGGCCGTCCGGCGGCACTTCACGAAGCTTGCCGAACAGCCCGGCACCAAGCCGGAGATGGGCACCTTCCTGCGCTCGGTCGCCCACGACGACGACCTGCGGGTGACCCCGAACGGCCGCTTCGCGATCCTCCGCGACGACAACGGCCGCTGGTACCTCACGGCCACCGGCACCGGACAGCGCATGGACGGCGCCGGCGACTTCGACACCCCGCAGGACGCCGCCCGGTTCGCCAAACACCTCGACAAGACCGCCGTCAACGGCCGACTCACCCAGTTCAACCAGCCGTTCGACTTCTCCGACCCGCAACTGGACCGCGCCGCCCGCGACTGGCGCTCCACCAAGGGCGAGAACATCCAGGGCGCCATCATCCGCGCCCGCAAGGAGTTCGACGCCACCCCGGCGCCCGCGGCCGCGCCGAGGGCCCCCGCGGACAGCCCGGCCGACGGCAACGGACAGCGCTTCAGCACGCTCCAGGCCGTTCGCGCCCACTGGCAGCAGCGCCTCGACCAGATCAACGACATGGGCCCGGACAGCCTCCGAGAGCAGCGCGCCGCGCGGCACCTCGAAGGACTGATCAGCAACGACCGGATCAAGCTCGTCGGCCATGGCCAGTTCGTCGTCGGCCAGGACCAGAACGGGGAGTGGTACCTGGTCGCTACCGGCAGCGGCCTGCCGCTCCGCCGTCGGTGGACTTCCCAGCGGGACGCGCAGGCGTTCGCCCAGTCCTTCACCGAGAACGCCCCCATGGGAGACGACGGTAAGCCGCTGGACCTGTCGGACCCCAACACCCGCATCGCGACGTGGCGGTCCAACGACAACCGTTCGATCAGCGAAGTCATCGACGCAGCCGCCGAAAAGTTCCAGCGCGGCAACGCCGCGGAGGGAGCACCGGCCGCCAACCCGGCGCCGACCGCCGCCCCGGAAACACCCGCCGCTCCACAGGCACCGGAGACCCCGGAGGTGCCGCAGGCGCCCGCGCTGCCGGGCAACGCCGAGCCCGTCGACGGTGTCGACGGCTACCACTACGTCAACCACGGCGGCGCGATCACCCTGTACGGCCCCGACGGGCAGGTCGCCGCCACCAGCGAGCGCGGCTACCCGCCGAAGGTCACCATCGACGGCGTCGTTGTCCCCGTCCCGCAGTACCCCCCGCAGGGCGCCCAGGTCATGGCCCGCCTCCACCTCGCCGCGCAGAACCCGCAGAAGCGGGACCGCGTCACCGCGGCGTGGGTGATGAAGCCGGGCAAGAACGGCCAGCCCGCCAAGCGCGTCATGGTGTTCCGCGGCACCATCAAGGGCGACCAGCGGGACTACGACGCGATCGGCTCCACCAAAGCCATCAAGTGGGCACCCACGATGGGCCCGGTCGGCTCCTGGCAGACCCAGGCGAACATGACGGACGCCACCCGGGACGAACGCATCTCGGAGGTTCTGGCCAAGCTCGCCCGCCAGGGCCGCAACGTCCACGTCACCGACGAGACCACCCAGGGCACCCCCGACGCCCCCGGGGACGGAGGCGACGAGACCGCCGCGCTGCGCCGCGAGATCAGCGACGCCACCGACCCCCAGCTCGACCGCATGAAGAACGAGCGGTACGCGAAGTACCGCACCTCCCGTTCGGAAGCCAACCGTCGGCGCATCAACCAAGAGATCGACCTGATCACGGAGGAGCAGAAGCGCCGCCGGCAGGAGCGGGACGAGGCCGCCATCCGTGACGCCTCGCAGCTCAGTGACGCCGACATTGAGGCCCGGGTCAAGGAGTCGCAGCAGGAGCGCGGCATGTACGGCTCCCGCCGGGGCGAGCCTGCGAACGACGTCGAGCGCGCCATCTACCACGAGCGGCGCCGCCGCTCGCAGGCACTGGCCGACGACAACACCGACCTGACCACGATGGCCGAGGAGGACCTCGCCAAGGCCCGCGACGACGTCGCCCACCGGGTCACCCTGCACCAGGCCGCCGGCGACGACCACGAGGCCGAGCAGACCGTACGCGCCGCCCTGCAGAAGCGGCACGACGCGATCGTCGGCGAGCAGCAGCGGCGCCGCGCCGAGCAGATCGCCGACCGGCCGCCGGTCGCTGACCTCACCGACGACGAACTGTCCGAGGAGTACAACGAACTCATTCGGCGGGACTTCCGCAAGGCATCCCCGGAGGCTCAGCGAGTCCTCGAAGGCCGCCTGGAGGACATCAAGCAGGAGCGGCGCGAGCGGGAGAAGCGGGCCATCACGGACCGGGACACCCCCGACGCCGTCGACTCCAAGAAGCTGCTCGACGAATACACCGAGCTGCGCCGCGGCCGCTCGTCCTACGAGGCGGACGACGTCAAGGCCGCCCGCGAGGCGCGCATGGCCGCGATCGAGGCCGAGCTGAACCGCCGGGACACCACCCCGGAGGTCGAGCAGCTCCTCGCCCGCGTTGACAACCCCGACTCCAACGGGCAAATCAGCATCGACGGCGGCAGCGGGTACGGCTACATCGACTACAACCAGACCCTCGGCCGCGACCGTCGAGCGTACGGCTGGACCTGGGGCAAGAACTCCTGGGGCCACGGCAGCGCGGTCTACCCGTCGCGGGCTGCCGCTCTGGCCGCGATGGTCCGCGCGTACGACCAGGACCCGGACACCCGCGGTGAGCGCACCTGGGGCCGTGAGCGTCGCGTGTTCGTCCCGAAGATGTTCGTCGAGCTGTACCAGACGGCTCGCCTCGGCGACCGGCTCTCCAACGCATCCGAGGAACGCCAGTACCTCTTCCACCTGTTCCGGGACCGGTACGGCTGGGACGACGGCGTGAACCCGCTGGTGCCCAGCAACAAGAAGGGCCACCACATCAAGGGCCGGAACCTGGTCATTCCCGAGGGTCTCCTCGCGGAGCTGCACCGGGTGACGGAAGAACTGTCGCGGGACATGTCCGTGCAGGCCGCGGACCGCGACGCGGACAAGTCGGACCGGGCGAAGGCCAAGACGCGGCTGGCGTCCATCAACGTGGCTCTGCACGCGATTGAGTCAGCCCGTGAGGCAGTCCGCAAGAATGGCGGGAACGACGACCAGAAGGTCATCTCCCGCGAGGAGATCGAGGCACAGCAGGCCGCGCTCCGTGCAGCGCTGGGAGGCGACGACGATGAACATGTTCAGCCCGATGGTCCGGGATCACTGGCGGATGTACCGGCCGCAGGAGTGGGCGGCGATGGACGATCCGGAGGCGTTCGTGGAGACGAAGGCCAGGGAGATCGAGAGCCGGATTCTGGTCGCGGAGCAGGCGCTGGAGGAGACGGTGCCGGAGCCGGAGGGCTACGACGCGGCGGTCGGCCGGCTCAAGCAGATCAGGGCGGACGCGACGGCGATGGTTCTGGCGGAGCTTCTGCCCGAGCCGGAGCCGGAGGCGGAGAAGGCGCCCGAGCAGACGCCGATGGAGCAGCACCTGCAGGAGATCAGGGACGCGATGTACGACGCGTAGCGCGGTTTAGGCCGGACCCGGCCGACGCGCCCAAGGGCGCACGCGCGCGTGCGGCCGCCAACGTCGAGGCCATCAAGGTCCTCAAGAAGCTGGAGGCCGAGAACCGGCCGGCCACCGACGATGAGAAGCGCATCCTCGCCCGTTGGTCCGGGTGGGGCTCGGTGCCGATCATCTTCGCGAGCGAGCCGAACGAGAAGGAACCGCGGTACCAGCAGGGCGGCACCCGGTACGGCAAGTTCGCGAAGGACCACGAGCGGTGGTCCGAGTACAGCGACATCCGCAGCGAGCTGCAGCGCGTTCTGACGCCGGTCGAGTTCCGGCAGGCGTCCCGCGGCGTGCTGTCCATGCACTACACGCCGCAGCCCATCGCCGAGGCGATGTGGGATGGCCTGCGCGCGTTCGGGTTCGACCGCGGCGACGTCCTCGAAGCCGGTTCCGGCGCGGGCACGTTCTTCGGTGTCGCACCCGACGGGGCGCGCCTGACCGGTGTCGAGCTGGACCCCACAACGGCCCGGATCGCTCAGGCGATCTACCCGCACGCCAACGTCCTGAACGAGTCCTTCGCCGAGACCGACGCCCGGCCGGGCACCTTCGACGCCGCGATCGGCAACGTCCCCTTCGCCCGCGTCCCCTTCGATGACAAGCGCTACCCGGCCGAGAGCCTGCACAACGGGTTCGTCACCAAGGAGATCGCCCTCGTCCGGCCCGGCGGCATCACCGCCGTCATCACCTCCCGCCAGACGCTCGACTCCAAGGGAGACAAGGCCCGCCGCCAGATGGCCAAGTACGGCGACCTGGTGGGCGCCGTCCGTCTGCCCTCCGGCGTCTTCAACGACGCCGGCACCGGCGTCACCACCGACGTGCTCGTGTTCCGGCGCCGTGAGGACGGCACCGAGCCGGCCGACACCTCATGGCTGGACGCCCCCGAGCGGGACATCAACGGCACCCCGCACCACATCAACGCCTACTTCGACGAGCACCCCGAGCACATCCTCGGCACGCTGACCACCCAGTCCGGCCCGTACGGACCGGAGGTCACCGTCAAGGGCGACCCGGCCAAGGCAGCCGAACAGCTCCGCCACGCGCTCGAGGAGATCGCTGAGAAGGCGAAGGCCGACGGCCGCGGCTACGAGCCGCACCCCGACGGCGACAACCGGCCCCCGGTGCACCTGCAGACTGCGCGGGAGAAGCACGCCAACGACTGGACCGGGCGCCTCTACGAGGGCGACGACGGCCAGTTCTACCAGCACGTCAACGGCGCTGAGCCGGTCCTCATCGACCCGGCCGACGGCAACACCGCCCAGCTCCGCGACCTCATGCGGCTTCGCGACGTCGCCGCTGAGCTGCGCGAGCTGGACCGCAAGAACGACGAGGAGGAGCGCGCCGAAGCCCTCCGCGCCCAGCTCCGCGACCTGCACGCCGCCTACGTCGAGAAGTACGGGCCGCTGTCCAAGCCCGGCCAGCACCGCACGAAGAGCGGCCGCCCGACAGCGTGGGGCTACTTCCGCGCCGACCCGGACGCCGCGGCCGTCCTCGCCCTAGAACGGTGGGACGCCAAGAACGGCCAGCCGGTCCTCTCCCGCATCTTCACCGAGCGCGCGGCCGCCCGCCGGCGTCAACTGACGTCGACCGACGACCCGAAGGCGGCTCTGGCCGCGGTCGTCGCCGCGCACGGCGAAGTGGACCTCGGGGAAGTCGCGCGCCTCCTCGACGTCGACCCGCAGGAGGCGTTGAAGCGCCTCGGCAATGAGGTCTTCACCAACCCGGACACAGGCCGCCTGGAACTGGCCAGCGGCTACCTGTCCGGTGCCGTCCGCGACAAGCTCGCCACCGCCCGCAAGGCTGCTGAGAAGGACCCGGCGTACGCGGTCAACGTGGCTGCGCTGGAGGCGGTACAGCCGCCGGAGCGGACCATCGGCCAGTTCACGCCCGAGATGGGCGCGCACTGGACGCCTCCGGAGCTGCTGCAGGGCTTCCTGCGGGAGTACCTGGGTGACCGGACCCTGCGCGTTGCGCACGATGACCGGTACGGCTGGGTTCTCAACACCGGCCGCGTGCCCGAGGCCAACAACGTCATGTACGGCGTCCCGGCCAACCCGGAGAAGGGCACCAAGGGCAAGTCCGCCGTAGAGATCGCCCGCGCGGTCCTCGGCTTCGGATCGCTGACCGTCTACCACGACGACAAGCGCAAGGACGTCGACGAGGCGACCTCACGTCTGATCCGGCAGAAGGCCGACCAGATGCGGGCCGAGTTCGCCAAGTACGCCACGGCGAACGCCGAGCGGCTGACGGTCCTCACCGAGTCCTACAACCGCATCATGAACGGGCACGTCGTCCGTTCGTACGAGGGCATGTCGCCCACCCTGGAGGGCTTCACGCCCGACAGGACCCCGCACGGCTGGCAGCTCGCCGGCGCCGCGCGGATGCAGTTCGAGCGGGGCGTGATCCTCGCCCACGAGGTGGGCCTCGGCAAGACCTCGACGCTCGTCATGGGCACCCAGGCGCTCAAGGCGTCCGGGCAGATCGAAAAGCCCATGGCCGTGGTGCCCAATCACCTGGCGAAGCAGTGGGCGGACGAAGCGCGGTACCTGTACCCGAACGCCGATATCCACCTGATCACCTCGGCGGACCTGGCCGGTGACCGGCGCTCCAGCACGCTGGAGTGGCTGCGCGCGAACAAGCCGGACCTGGTCATCTTCACCGAAGAGGCGTTCGGCTCCATCAAGATGAGTCCGGAGGCTCAGGAGGAGTACGAGTTCCGGGAGCTGGAGGCGCTGCGCGAGCAGCTTGACCGCCAGTACGAGGACGCCGACAACCCCAACCACCCGTTCATCGTCGCGAAGATCGAGCAGCGCATCGCGACGGTCCAGCGGAACATCAACAAGAACGCCGCGCCCATGCGGAAGCCGGGCGAGACGTACTGGGATGACCTCGGCTTCGACTACTTCGTCGTCGACGAGGCGCACCGCTACAAGGGCGTGGGCTTCCGCTCTAAGGAGGCCGGCGGCGACCCCGCGTCCATCCGCGGCGTCGACCTGCACCAGAAGACCACCGACCTGCACCGCCGCCGCCAGGGCCGCGCCACCATCACGCTCGCCACCGGCACGCCGCTGTCCAACAGCATCAGCGAGCAGTTCACCATGCTGCAGTTCGCGGCGCCGTGGGTGCTCGACGCGTACAAGGCGGGCGCCCCGGACCTGTGGGCGAACACCTTCGGCCGCAAGACCCTGCGCATCGAGAACGCCCCCGACGGCTCCGGCCTCCGCGTCGTGGAGCGGTTCTCCGAGTTCCACAACAAGCGCGCCATGAAGACCATGTGGGGCCTGGTCGCGGACACCAAGCGCGCCGACGACGTCGGCATTCCCCGGCCGAAGCTCAAGGGCAACGCCCCCAACCTGATCATGGTCGAGGCCACGCCCGACCAGAAGCAGCGTCTCAAGGGGCTTGTGGCCCGCGGCCGCGCCATCCACAACGGCGAGCCTCAGCAGATCCGTAACCGCCAGGGCTCCCTGGTCGACGACAACATGCTCGCGGTGTCCAACGAGGGCACCAGCGTCGCCCTCGACCCGCGGCTCGTCGACGCCAACGCTCCTGCGGGTAACAAGCTCAAGGCCGTCGCTGACCGGCACATCGAGCGCTACCACGCCAACAAGGACCGGGTCTACAAGGTCGCGTACGGCAGCGACGAGGACCACCCCGTCCGCGGCGCCCTCCAGATGGTCTTCCTGAACGAAGGCGTCCCGGACAGCGACAACAAGGGCGGCTTCGACGCCTACGCCCACCTCAAGCAACTCATGGTTGCTGGGGGCGTCCCCGAGGACAAGATCGCCTTTGTCCAGGATGCCAAGAAGTCCGGCAAGCCCGAGGACATGACAGAGCTCTTCCGGAAGGCCCGCGAAGGTGAAATCGCGGTCCTCATCGGCTCCAGCGCCGTCGCAGGCACGGGCATGAACGCCCAGGACCGCATGATCTCCCTCACGCACGTCGACCTCGACTGGGGCGCCGCGCAGATGGAGCAGCGCAACGGCCGCATCCTGCGCTACGGCAACATGAACCCCGAGGTCGAGATCGACATCTTCGCGACCAAGGGCTCCATGGACGGCTGGAAGGCCGGATTCGTCGCCGCGAAGGCCGAGGGCCTGGTCGACATCCAGCGGCCCGAGCCGGAAGACGGCGACACCAGCGACGTCGTTCAGGAGATCAGCGGCGGCGAGTTCGACTACGAGACCATGGAAGCCGAGATCGGCGGCAACCCCTACATGAGCCAGCTCATGAAGGCCCGCCGTCGGCTCAAGGACCTCGAGATCGACCAGCACAACGAGGCCGCCGAGCGTATCCGCCGCGCCGAAGCCCTCGATGAGCTGCGCCAGGAGGCCCAGGCCACCCGCGACGGCCTCGAACGCCGCGAGCGGGCCCTGCCCCGCATCCAAGAGGCCGGCGACCGCTTCACCATGACCATCGGCGGCTCCTCGTACGGCGAGCGCTCCGACGCTGGCAAGGCCCTGCACCGCGAGGTGACCGCCCGGCTCCTCGACCACAACCGCGAGGGCATGAGTCCCTGGCACATCATCGGCCAGTTCCGCGGCCTTGACTTCGGCGTGCGTACGGAGAAGCGGGAGGACGGCAAGCTCGTCGCACACGTCGGCTTCCCGGACCTCCGGAACTCCGACTTCGAGCGCACGGTCGACGACCTGTCCAAGAAGGGCGCCGGGTCGGGCATGATCACCCGCCTCGGCAACGCCCTCGACAAGGCACCCGCCCTGCAGGAGTCCGACCGGGCCAAGGTCCCCGAGCTGGACGAGCAAATCGCCCTGCTCCAGTCCGCGCACGCCGCCGCAGACCTCACCCCGCAGATCGACCACGCGCGCGCACGGGCCAACCTGCTCGAGGAGATCGTCGCCCGCATCACCGACCTCGACGCCAAGCCCGAGATCGACCCCAACGAACTCGACAAGAAGCGGTACAAGAAGCACGACCGCGAGATGATCGCGAAGGAGCGGCGCGAGGAGCGGGCACCGCTGCAGGCCGCGATCGACGAGGCCGTAGCGAACCTCCAGCGCTGGGACGAGCAGAACCCGGAACCGGAGAGGGACGACACCGTTCACCTCTCCGAGGACGAGGTACGCGACACCCTCGCGCGCCTGGCCCCCAACCCACCGGCGCACGACGCCTCTCAGGCCGACGACGGTGACGGCAACTCCACCGACACACCGGACGTCGAGGAGACAAACACCGCGGCGCCCGACAACGCCAGCGGTACAGGCGACGAGGGGCATTCGGCCGATACGCCGAGCACGGGCGACCTCCGCGACGAGAACGGCGACCAGGAGCAGGACGACACCGTTCGTCTCACTCAGGACGAGGTGGCCGACACCCTCGCCAGCATCCAGCCTGACGCCGACACGGAGAGCCAGGACACCGCGGACGCGGAGGAGCCCGGCGAACCGCTCAAGTACGCGTGGGACAAGCCCGAAGACTTCGTCACGCTCACCTTGCCGGCGGCACTCGTCGACTTCCTCAACGTCGAAGAGACCGCCGCCATGGAGGACCCGGACACCCGGAAGGCGCTCAAGGAGGCCAAGCCGGGCCGTAAGGGCACGCTCAAGGTGACGGGCCCCATCGAGGTGCACCGCGCACTCCTGGAGTGGGCGTGGGCGCTGGAAGGCGGCGAGGGCCTGGAGTCGGACCCGTCCGAGGTGCGCGCCTACCGCGCCTACCGCAAGGCCATCGACGAGGCCGGGGTCGAGCTGCGCCGCCGCCGCGCGGAGCGGGAGAGCAGCGACGGCGACTCCGCTGACGCCACCCCGGACGTCGACGTGCCGGACATCGAGGAGACGAACACCCCGGACGCTGCCAGCGCGGGCGACGGAGGCGACGACGAGCCGCCAGCCGACACCCCGAGCACCGGCGACCTCGGCGACGACAGCAACGACGACCAGGGCGGCGACCAGAGCGAAGCTGACGACCAGGAGAGCACCGACACCGTCACCCTGACCCCCGATGAGGTCAGCGACCAGCTCGACGCCGTACGGCCCGAAGGGTCGAAGGCTCCCTCGTCGATGGACGACGGGGAGATACGCGACGAGATCGTGGACCTGATGGGACGCGAGATGGCCAACGGCGGGGAACTGTCCGGCGTCGACCGCACCCGCCTGCAGGTCCTCGAAGCGGAAGAGGCCCGCCGCGCCGGCCGTGCGCCGAAGCCGGAGCCCAAGCCCAAGCAGCCCACGGAGGAGCCTGGCGGCCTCTTCGACGTCGACGAGCCGACCACCCGGCAGGCGGACAGCACCGCGGACCCGGACAACCCCGAGGACCAGCCTGACGACCTGTTCGGCACGCCGGACATGATCGCCGACCACGAGGGCCGCGATACCAGCGGTCTGCGCCCGGCGCGCATGCGGAACGCGTCCGACCTGGAGCCGGGCGACCGGTACACCGACGCCGACGGCCGTACGCGCACCGTGGCCGAGCCGCCGGTGCGTACTGGCCGCGGCCAAACCCGCATCGTCACCGACGACGGTGAGGAGCGCTTCTACAACGCCGACGCCCAAGTACGGCTGCGCTACCCGGACGAGGAGATCCCCGAGAACGACACGGAGCTGCGTTCCGAGCCGGACGAGCCCCCGGTCGACGAGCCGGAGACCACCGCGGACAGCGGTCGCAGCGACATCAACGACCGCACCGACCGCATGTCCGACCTGGTGCGCCAGGCCACCGACGAGGCAGGCGGGGACGATCTGCCGGAGATCCGCGACGTCACCGACGCCATGGACCGCGCGGCGGACTCCGACGCCCCGCACGCCGAGCTCCGCGACGCCGCCGACCGGCTCGACTCCCTCGCCGAGATGTACGAACTGGGTGGCCCCGATGGGGAGCGCGCGGCCGAGCTGTTCCGCCGCGCCGCCCGGATGGCGCGGGGCGAGGACGACGACAGCAACGACCGCCGCGACGACGAGATCAACCGCGACGAGAACGAGACCAACGTCCCGGACAACACCAGCGACAGCGAGGAGGACCAGGAGCAGGACGACGAGGGACGCCGGCAGCGCCGTGACGGCGACCTCGGGGGTGGCGCCGCCGACCCTGACGGGGGCGGAGCCGACACTCCTGACGCCCCGTCCGACGACGAGGAGAACAGCGACAGCTCCGACGATGAGCCGGACAACGCCGACGACCAGCAGGACGAGCCGGACGCCGAAGATCCGGACAACGAAGACGAGGAAGACGAACGGAACCGGCGCAGGCGTCGCCGGCGCCGCGGCAACGGTGGCCCCGGCGGTCCTGGTGGCCTCGGTGGGCCCGGCCTGCCGCACCTGAACCTGCCTGACTTCAACGTGCCGTCCGGCACCGGCGCCGACGGTGGCCACGGCAACGGGCCCACTCCGCACGGCCGTGACCGTGACGGCGGCCGCCACCGTGACGTGGACTCCGTTCGCCGAGCCTGGAGGAACGGCGAAGGTCTCACCGCGGCCGAGGACACCCCCGAGCGGCGCGCCGCCCTTGCTCAAGCCGCCGAGCGGGAAGGCATGGTTCTCTCCCCGGGCGGTGGGCTGGTGACATGGCCGGAGCCGCAGGACGACGGCACCACCCTGTGGCGGTTCGCTCAGGCCCGCAACGGCACCAACCTGCCCGGCCTGACCCTGCGCACCGACAACCCCGAGGAGGCCCGCGCCCTTGCCGGGCGCTTCGAGGAGATCACTGGCCGCGACGGGCAGCCCTTCGACTGGCACCACCCGTGGGGACCCAGCACCGTACGCCAGTGGCGCGACAACGAGGGCCGCAACCTGCAGCTCGCCCTCCACGCTGCCCTCGACGACTTCGAGCAGCAGCGCTCCGCCAACACCGAACCGACGACGCGCGCCCTGCCGGACGACCTCACGGAGCTGGACGACGACGCGCTGGTCGCGGCGTGGGGTGACGACCTCACCCCCGAAGACCAGATGCGCCTTATGCAGGAGATGGACCGCCGCGACGGCTACACCGACCAGCGTGTTCGCGACGCCGTCCCGGACACGCCGCCGGCCGACGCCGAAGAGGCGGAGAAGCGTGGCAGGGCCATGGACGAGGCCTTGGGCTTCGGGGGTACGGACGTCACCCGACCCCGCCGCACCCAAGAGGACATCATCCGCGCGGCGTTCGCCGACTTCGACGAGGCCCGCTACCAGCAAGCCATCGAGGAGACGAACGGCTACTTCTTCAACCGCAAGCACAAGTACGGCGACAACCGTCCGGACGAGCGCTCGCTGTTCTCTGGCGGCGAGTTGGCCAAGTTCGGGCGCTGGAGGCAGTACGCCAGTGAGGAGCTGGTCAACTGGTACGACGCCAACGGCGGCCGGATCACCTACAACCAGTTCAAGCTGCAGTACCGCGACAACGACCGCAGAGACCGGGAAATCTTCGAGGAGGAGCAGCGCCGACAGGCCGAGGAGCAGGGCCAGCAGGCGGACGCCGGGCAGTCCCCCGAGGAGCCCGCCACCGGGGACACCGAGCCGACGGCCGAAGGTACTGATGTCCCGGACGTGGATGCGGCAACGGGCTCGGACGCTCCGCGGTTCGCCAACGTCGATGAGGTCCGTGACCGGTGGCGGCGCGGTGAACTGGATGAGCCGAGCCACCCCTCGGCGGTCCCGGAGGAGCGGTTCCGCGACCGCTACGCGGACAACCCCACGCTCGAGCTGTCCGAGGGCGGTCACCTGGCCATCCTCGGTGACGACGACCGAGGGGCAAGCTGGGACGTCATGGCGCCCGGGTCGATGGAGCCTGTCGCCCGCGCGTTCAACCGCGACGACGCTCGCGCCTACGCCCGCATCCTCGAGGGAGTTCGTGACGAGGACGGGCACCCCTTCCCATGGGATGCTCCGGACGCGGCGGAGCGGGCTCGTACGTTCCGCGGCCCCAACGGGGAATCACTTGGCGAAGCCGTCGCCCAGCAGATCATCGACCGTGGCGAAGCCGAGGGCCTGCACAAGTCGTGGCAGGACGACGCCCGTCTCTACCTCGACCGCGAACGGCAGTTGGATGAGCACTACGACGCTTGGCGTGCCCAGCAGGAGGCCGACGGGTACACCATCCCCGTCGACGTCCGCGACGCTCAGGCCGGCGACGAGATCTCTGCGCTGGATCAGGACACCGATCACCCCGTAAGCCAGCGTGGTCGTCTCACCGGTCCGCTGCGGGCAAGGCACATGAACCGCACAGGCACCTGGCCGTTTACGAACGGCACGGACTACCGAGCGAGCATCGAAGGCAGGACTCAGGAGATCGACCCGTCCCGTGAGGAGAACCAGACACGCGAGACGCCGTTCAACTGGTTCTACTTCCGCAACACCCCGGACCGGCCCACGGCCTTCCGCCAGCCGCGCCCTGGCGAGGAAGAGCAGAACAATCGGGCAGAGACGCCGCAGGCCGAGCCCACCAGCATCCCGGAGCCCGCCGCACGGCCGGAGCCGACCCCGGACCGCGCCCCTGCGGAGCCAGAGCCTGCGACACCGGACGCCCCGGCCGACGAGCCGAAGGGCGAGCCCGAACCCGTGGGCGGCCAGCCCGCGAACTGGGCCCGGGTCTCGGACCTCGTGCCCGGCGACATGGTCCGCATGGACGGCAGGACGAGGAACGGGCGCGCCGTCACGCGAGCCGGGTACGTCTTCACGGCCCCGACGCGCGTGGAGGTCACCCGCAACGGCCGCACCGTGCAAATGTGGCAGACGTACGTCACGGAGAACCCGGACGGCACCGGCAAGCGCGGCCACGTCTTCACGCCGCTCAACGCCACCGCCGCCCGCGCCGAAGCCCCGGACGACACCGTGCCCGGCTCCCCGGCCACCGGTGCCCAGGCCGCCATCCAGACCGGCAGCCTGCCCGACACGGTGCCCATGGATCGCAACGGCCGCGGCCTGTTCCCGGGCAGCACCGTCACCGGCGTTGACGGGCTACGCACCCGGGAAGGAACCGTCACCGGCGCCACCAGCACCACCGTGTCGGTGCGCTGGGACAACAACGACACTGCCGACGGCCTGTCGCCCAACACCCTCACGGTGACCGGCGGCGACCGCCCCGACGGCTGGACCGCATCCGGGCAGCGCGTCACTCCCGGGCACATCGTCACCGATACCGACGGTGCACTCCTCGGTCCCGTCGACGAGGTCAACGGCGACCGCGTCACCATCACTACCGCTGGGGGCACCATCAGCCGCAGCGCCGGAGACCTCCGCGTCGCCGGCGAAGTCCGTGACGACACCAACCCCGCCACCGCCCCGGTGACCGGGATCGACGACCCGACGGCCGCGGACCTCAAGGAGGACGACGTCGTAGTCCTGGACCTCGACGGCACCCTCACCACCGTGGCGGTCACCGGCACCCAGCGGGACGGCGACCGGGTCACCATCGACTACGCCGACACCACCACAGGCGAGATGGGCCAGATCGACGTGGACGCCACCACGGTCCTCCCGCGGGCCCAGGGCGCCAACGGCCACGCCCCCGACCTCGGCCCGGAGGACGCCCCGGACACCCCGGACGACCTGACGGTGCACGAGCCGCCGCACCGCGTCGAGCCGGTCACCGGCCCGACCGTCGACCCGGAGCTGACCACGACCGACCGGGACGTCATCGGTGATCTCGCCGACGCCCCGGACGATGACCCGGACGCACAGCAGGGCGCCGTGCGTATCACCGCGGACCTGCCCGTCACCCCGGAGCAGGCGACCGCGCTCGCCGCACAGCTCCGCGACTCGGCAGACCAGTCGACGCCCGAGGGCCGTGCCGCGCTGCGCGCCGCCGATCACCTCGACCGCGCCATTGGCCGCACGCCTCCGGAAGAACTCGGCCGTCCGCGACCGTCCAACGCTTCCCAGGTCGCCGAAGACGACACCATTGCCCTCCCGGACACCCGCGGCAACGGCGTGACCGTCTACCGGGTTCGTGGTGTCCAGGACGGTCCCGGCGGAGTCCGTTCCCTTCTGCTGGAAGGGGAAGACGGCCGTACGCGCCGGCGTGTGGTCCACAGTGCAATGCCGTTGTGGCAGCTCGGTGAGCCGCAGCCCGACGGCGCCAACACTGCGCTCGTCCCCGGCCCTGACTCCCCGGCCGGTGCGCCTCGCGACCCGAACCCGGCGCCGCAGGCCGACGTCGACCGGATCGTCGCCGACCACCCCCGGGCGGTCGCCGCGCGCATCATCGACGAGGCGATAGCCGGTACCGAGCCGCCCAGCGACATCCACGCCCTTCGTGAGCAGATCGCCCAGCGCCTCACCGCCGATGCCCTGCGCGATGCGCGGCAGGCAGCCCGACAGGACGCCTCCGCCGCCCTGGACGCCGCGGGCATCACCGGCCGGGACCGGGCCGCAGCACAGCAGGCACTCAAGCGGGCCCGGCAGGACGCCCACGCCGCGACGGTGCGCGCCGCCCTGCGCACGATCAACGACCTCGAGCCCCTGCCCGACGAGAGCGACGAGGACCTCGCCGCCCGTGCCCGGGATCTGCTCAGCCTCATCCCTGACCAGATCGCAGGCGCCCCCAACGGGCCGGACACCGACGGCGACACGGACGTCAACCGCACCGTCGCGGGGCACGTCGACGACGCGGTAAACACCGTGCTGCAGCAGCTCCAGGCGGCAGGCGTGGACCCGGGTGACGCCGAGAGGATCGCCCGGACCCTCACCGGGCACATGGACGGCTCCCGGCAGGCCACGGCCCGCCAGATCGCGCGGCGCGTCGCCGCGGTGTCGCCGCAGGCCGGCCGCCAGCCGGGCCTGCTCGCCCGGATCGTCGCGGCCCTCGTCCGCCTCGCCAAGCGTCTCGCGCTCCTGGTGAAGGCCGGAGCGGAGAAGATCGCCGAGAAGTGGCGGGACGCCCGGGAACGCACGGCGAGACTCCGCGCCTTCCTCGGTCGGCTCGCCCGTCGAGTCCGGGAATGGCCGGAGTCCCGGCGCCTGGCGCGCCTGCACCGCGCGCTCGACCTGCCCGCGGCCGACGGCGAGTCCCTGGTCGCCCGGGTCTCCCACTGGGCCGATCTGCTCCCGGAACCCGGCCGCTTCGGACAGGCGCAGCGGCGCGTCACCTGGTGGCAGCCCACGACGTGGGCGCAGCTCGCCGCCGGGCGGCTCCCCGGGCGTAGCGACCGTGTCCGCTGGGCCCCGGACCAGGCCGCCGACAGTGGCCCCGGCCTGACCGGGCTTCGCCACATGGCGGCCCTGCGGGCGGCCGGCGGCGACGTCGACGAGGCGGTGACTCGCCGTCTCGCCGACACCCTCGGCGACGACTTCGGGGGTGACCCGCACGGCACGCTCCAGCACGCGGACGACTACGTGGCCGCCACCGAGCGGCGCCTGGTCAACCTGCAGGCCGCGCGCAGCGGCTCCACCATCCCGGATGACCCGGACCTCGAGGTGGAGATCGCCGCGGCGCGGATGGAAGCGGCGGCCGCGCGCCGGGAGTGGGAGGACCTGCGGTCCCGGTGCGCCGCGGCGGTGCCCGATGCGGTCGCGGCCGCGCTCGCCGAGATCCGCGACATGGGCCCCGGGGGCAACGCCAGCATCGTCTTCGGTCCGGACAGCACCCCGGACGCCGAGCGGGCCGTACGGGGCGTGCAGCGCCTCGTGCCACGTTCGTGGCTCAACACCCCGGCCGCGCGCCGCGTGACCGCTGTGAACGGCGACGAGGGCCGCTACGAGCCCGACGGGCAGCGGATCACAGTCGCTGACCTCGCCGACGAGGGGCTCGGCACCGCCGGGCACGCGCTCGCGCAGCATCTCGCGCAGCACCTGGGCGACTTGGATGCCGCTCAGCGGATCTTCTGGTTCACCCAGACCCACACCGGCCGGCCAGGCGCCCGCCGTATGCGGCGCAGCGCCCTGAGCCGTCTCCTGTCGCGGCAGCAGACGCAACCGGACACTGGTGACACCCTCGCCCGGTCTGTTCAGTCGATGTTCAACGGCGACTGGTACTTGGACGACGACCTTCGGGCGTTCCTCCTGGGCCTGCTCGCCACACGATGAGGAGAGCAATGATGCCGTTCACCGTCACCGGAGCATTCGATGACGGAGCGACCTACAGCGTCCAGGTCACCGGGCGGGCCGACCGCCCGGCGATCGGGTCGCACCGCGCCGCGGCCCTGGTGGACCTCCACCAGGGGGAGCCCATCACCCTGTCCCCAACCGGCCCCGTGCGGACGGTCGCCGGGGATGATGAGGCGACCGTGCTCGCCGTACTCCGCGAGCACACCCACTTGATCGACGAGGGGCAGGGCGCGCCCCGGCAGGCACGCGTGCCAGAGAGCTGATCCGAGGGGCTTGCACAATTGTGCAAGAACGCCCGTGAGGCGACGGGGCGAGGCCGGGACACAAACGGCTTCGCCCCTCCATCCTCCGCCCGTGACCAGATACGGATACGCCATCAAGGCTCTCCCCAAGAAGGGCGGCAAGCCGTTCGGGGAAGAGGACGACGAACAGACCACGGACACCGGCGAGGAGACGCTCGACGATGACCTCGACCCCGCGGCGCTCGCTGAGGAGACGCCCAGCGATCCGGCCGATCCGACCGCCCCGGGCGCACCTCCAGCAGACCCGGCTGCTCCGGACCCGACCGCACCGCCGGAGCAGCCCACCGAGGCGCCCGCCGACGGTACGCAGCCGCCCGGCAACGAGCCTCCGGCCGATGCCCCGGAACCACCGTCCGACGACGCCCGCCAGTGGGCGGGTGATCCCTACGACGAGGGCGACGAGACGGACCCGGCCAACGCCTTCGCCTCCTACACCGGCAGCAACGGCGAACAGGCGTGGCTGGATCAGGACGCCGACGGCACACTGACCGGGTGGGTACGGGATGGGACGGGACAGGTGTGGCGTTACACAGACCCGGACGCGTGGGCGATCGACGTCGACGACGCCCACATGACGCAAACGCACAGCAAAGCCGACGAGGCCGCCAGCCCGCCCCAGGCCGCTCCTGCGAGCGACCGCGGCGTACAGGACTCGATGTTCCAGTAGGGAGCTGACGACGTGCAGTTGAACCGTGCGACCGCCCTGCGGTTGCAGCAGGAGGGCAAGACCGCCTATCAGGCCGGCGACCCGGGCAACGCCAGCCCGTACGACCGCCTCGGGAATGCGGAGCAGCAGTTCGGCTATCGCTACTGGATGCGCGGCTGGTCCATGGCTCGCTCGGAGGCTGAGGACGCCCAGGCGGAGCCTGCGGCCAGCACAGGACACTAGACAGACGCGAACGGCACGGTGCCCGGCGGCCCACTGTCCACCGCCGGAGGTTTCCCGCCGTGCCGAGCGCTCCACCCACAAGATCGTCACACCCAAGCACCCTGCGAGGCACCAGCCGGGCAATCTACGCCGTCACTGGTGTGGTCGACGAGGTCAACGACCTCATCGTCCCCGGTGCCTTCGCTCACACCCTCGCCACCCGCCGTGTCAAAGCCGTCTGGCACCACGAATGGAAGGATGCCGTCGGCGTCGTCCTGGACGTCGAGGAGTGGATGCCCGGCGACCCCCGGTTCGCCGAGATCCCCAACTGGCCTGCCGAGGCCGGCGCCCTGGTCGCAACCGTCGAGTACAACCGACGCACCAGCAAGGGCCGCGACACCTACGAGCAGGTCAAGCAGTGGTACGAGCACGGTGAAGCCGCCTTCTCCATCGGCTACCGCGTACCCACGGACGGGGCCACCCGCCGCGCTGACGGCGTCCGCGTCATCCACCGACTCGACCTGTTCGAGGTCAGCCCCGTCCTGCACGGCGCGCACCCCATGACCCGGGCGCTCGAGGTGAAGGCCGCGGCCAACCCCGGCATGGAGTACAAGGCCACCCCGAGCCCCGTCGAACTCGAAGCCGTGAAGGACGAGGACCGCATCAAGGTCGCGGGCCTGGCCCTCAAGGCAGCCGACACCAGCCGCGTATTGCTCATCCAGCGCGCCCTGGAAGACGACGATCCGGCGGCCGGCACCTGGGAGTTCCCCGGCGGTCACCGGGAGAAGGACGAAGACGCCCTCGCCGCGGCCCTGCGTGAGTGGCAGGAAGAGACCGGCGCAGACCTGCCGGGAACGGCAAGCATCGTCGGCTCCTGGACCGCCCCGAACGGCATCTATCGCGGCTATGTCGCGGTCATCCCCAGCGAGTCGGCCGTCTCGCTCAACCGACCCCACGATGAGCGGCTCGTGGCCAACCCCGATGACCCGGACGGGGAGGCCACAGAGGTCACCGCCTGGTGGCCCATCACCGCCCTCCCCGACATGTCGCTGCTCCGGCCGGAGTGCCGAGACACCCCCTGGTCGCTCCTGGCCGGTGCCACCCTGCCCCAGGGCCCGCCGAGCACACAGGCCAGTCCCGAAGCCCAGCAGTTCGCCGCTGGTGTGATGAACACCTTCGCCGCCCTCGGCGGAGAGAAGAAGTCCGCGCGGGCCACCGTGGCGGCCGCCCGCATCCACGGATCGCGGATCGAGCACAAGTCGGCCCGCGCCATGGTCGCTGAGGCCAAGGCCGCCGGGGGCATGGACCAGGACCGCGGCGACGCCGAGCAGTTGCGGCACTGGTACGTCCACGGCGAAGGCGGCGCCCAAATCGGCTGGGGCACCCCCGGCGACTTCGACCGCTGCGTGGGCATCGCCGGACGCCACATGAGCCCGGACAACGCCAAGGGCTACTGCAACCTGCGCCACAAAGACGCCTTGGGGATCTACCCCGCCACCCACGCGGCCGAGAGCAAGAGCGCTCGCCGCGCCGTCCTGGAAGCCAAAGCCCGCCTCGCTTCCCCTGGAGAGCCCGTGAACACGATCCAACCCCTTCCCGCCTCGTTCGAGCAGATCCGCGACCGACTCGGCCAAGCCGTCCGCACCCTCCTCGCCGCGGAGGAAGGCACGTGGGCATGCATCCAGGGCACCTACCCGGACCACGTCATCGCCTCCGTCCACGCCGACGGCGAAGACGAGCAGCACTACCTGGTCCCGTACACGCTCGGAGGAGACGGCGACGGGGACGACGTGGCGCTGGGGCAGCCGCAGCGCGTGGAGCTGGCAACCGTGGTCGTCCCCGATGAGGACGACGGCCCGCGCGAGGCAGACGAGGACGAGGAGATCGACGCCCGCGTCGTACAGCCCACTGTCGACGCGCTCAGCGACGCCGCCGCCCGTATCAGCACCTCGGACGCGAACCCCGGCCAACTCGAAGGCGTACGCGACAAGGTGCGCGCTCTCATCAGGGCCCTGTCTGCCAAGGGACTCGACGTCGACCAGCCGCCGAAGCAGCCCGCCCCGGCACCCAACCGCGCGGCCGGCCCGACCGGCATGGACCTGTGGGACGAGTACCCCTTCGACGATGAAGGCGACGACGAAGTGCCCACCGAGGACGGGACCTCGAGCGAAGGCACGCCCCCCGAGGACGCCGTCGACCAGGACAAGGAGGACCCCGGCACAGTGCGGCTGGACCCGGACGAGGTGAAGGCCGCACTCGCCTTGCTGCAGGGCTGAGTCGCGACTCAGCCACACGTCCGCGAATGCAGGCAACCGGCCCGCCACCTACGAAACCGCAGGTCACGCCCTATGTGCTGCCCGCTCTTGACGAACTGAGCGGGCAGCACGCGACGTTAACCCCTCTCTCCCCTTTCCATTCCGCCTCGCGTTGAGGCGTCCCGGTGCTGGCCGGGCGAGCGACGCACGTCAACCGCACCCAGCACCAGGGAGAGCACCCCAAATGCCCACCAGCCGTATCGAGGAACTACAGAAGGCACTCCAGCTCAAGTCCGCCGAGGCCGAGCGCATCAGCCAGACCTTCAAGGTCGAGGACGGCGGCCAGTTCGTCGTCTCCAGCGAGCAGGCGAAGGCCTTCAAGAAGGTCTCTTCGGAGGCCGCGGAGATCAAGAGCCTCATCGACGCCGAGCAGGGCCTGACCGAGATCAAGCAGTACCTCGACGCCCCCGTCGCGCCGCCAGCCGCGGCCACCCACTACGGGCAGCGCTCCGGCGTCGAGGAGAAGTCCCTCGGCGACCTGTTCGTCGAGTCCGGCTCCTACCAGCGCGCCACGCAGGCCGAGTTCCGCGACAAGCCGTACATCCGCGCCGACATCGAGGGGAAGTCAATCTTCTCCCTGTCCGCGGGCTCCGTGACCCACCAGGTCCTCGGCTCCGCTCAGAACCTCGGGATCGCCGAGCGCCCGTTCCGCAAGTTCCACATCCGGGACCTGTTCCCGAAGTCGACCACCAAGAACTCCGTGCTGTACGGCGCGCGAGAGACCGGCTGGACGAACAACGCCCGCCAGGTCAAGGAGCGGTACGCCGCGGACGGCACGTCGCCGGCCACCGGCGCGGACACCGACACCTGGGGCCGCGCCCCGCGGTCGAAGCTGAGCCTGACCCCGGTGATGTACCCGGTCGCCGAGGTGGCGCACCTGCTCGACGCGCACAAGAACATCCTGTCCGACGAGCCGCGCCTGAAGACCTTCATCAACACGCGCATGGTCGAAGGTGTCAAGTACGCGGAGGACTGGGACCTGCTGCACTCCGTCGGCGACGGCCAGTCCCTCACTGGCATCTACAACACCCCGGGCGTCCAGCAGTACACCGGTCTCGCGACCGACCAGTACAGCGTCCAGATCCGCAGGTCGATCACCAAGGCGTTGCTCGCCGAGTACGACCCCACCGGCATCGTCCTGTCCCCGACGATGTGGGAGCACGTCGAGGTCGAAGAGGACAAGAACGGCGCCTTCCGCGTCGCCATCGCCGTCGCCATCGGCGCGGAGAAGAAGGTGTGGCGCCTGAACGTGGTCGAAACGACCGCGATGGCCGACACCGACTTCCTCATCGGCGCCTTCGGTCTCGGTGCGCAGCTCCACGACCGCGAGAACGTCTCCGTGACCGTCTCCTCGGAGAACGCGGACAACTACGAGAAGGGCCTCATCACCTTCCGCGCCGACGAGCGCCTGGCGCTCGAGGTCCCCCGTCCGGAGTCCTTCGTCATCGGCACCTGGACCACGCCGACCGGCTGACCCACGCCGGAGTGAGGGGGTGCACCCGAGCCACGGGTGCACCCCCTCCCACGTACCACCATCACGACGACGGAGGACGCTGGTGATCGAGAAACAACCCACAGGCCTCGCCCAGGAGCTGGACGCCCTCGCGGGCGCCCCCGCAGTCCGCCGGGGCCCCCGCTGCAGCGTCGGTGCCCTCCTGGAAGCCGCAGACCCCGACGTGGCCACATCCCTCCGCACGGTGCTGGACACGACCAGTGTCTCCGCCACAGCCATCGCCGAGACCCTCAGCCGCTACAGCGACGCCGTGACGGCCTACACCGTCAACCGACACCGGCGGCGCGGGAAGCCCAACGGATGCCGGTGCGAGCGATGACCCTGAACCAAGACCTGCAGGCCCTCCTCGAGCCTGCCTCCCACGACCAGAGCCACCCCACCCAGGCGCAGCGCGTCTACCCCGCCGCGCCGCGCGGCTGGGAGTCCGGCGTGCGCTACGAGCCGGGCGGCACGATGGTCGTCACGGCCCCGCCCGCCGACAAGCCGCCCGCCGGAGAGGCCGACTGGCGCGAACGCGTCGAGGAGATGGGCCTCGCCATCCCCGAAGGGTTCCGCGTCCGCCTGGTCGAGGCCAAGCACGACCCGGCCGCCTGGCACCGCGACACTCAGGGCGAGGACGCGGTCACGCGCGCGGTGTGGCGCTGCCGGTACATCATCGAACCGGCCGCACCCGCATGGAAGTCCGCCGGCGACGTCGACGCCCTCGTACGGGACGCGATGCGCCGCCGACGGAAGGCACGCCCGGCCATCGACACCGCGGAGCGCGCCCTGGTGGTGGTGTACGCCGACGCCCAGGCCGGGAAGGTGGGCCGGGACGGAGGCACCCCGGAGCTCATCGCACGGATCGCCGACCGGTTCGACCGGCTCGACGACCACATCCGGGACCTCAAGGCCGTGGGCCGCGCCCCGTCCGTCGCCTACTGGGCCGACGCCGGAGACTGCGTCGAAGGCTTCGAGAACACCACGCAGCAGGCGTTCACCAACGACCTGACCCTGACCGAGATGATCCGTGTGCACCGCCGCGTCACCTTCGAGGGCCTCGACCGGCTCGCCGGGAAGTTCGGCCGCGTCGTCGCCGCGACCTGCGGCAGCAACCACGGCCGCGTGCGCCGCGGGAAAAACGCCGTGGGCCCGCCCGTCGACGACTGGGGCATCGAGGTCATGTCCCAGGTTGCCGACGCCTACGCCCGCAACAGCGACGCGTACGGGCACGTCTCGTTCGTGATACCGGAGCGGTGGCGGGACACCGTGTCTCTCGACGTCGCTGGCACCATCGTCGGCCTGGCCCACGGCCACCAGTACCCGCGTCCGGACAAGGCCGGCGACTGGTGGCGGGCGCAGACCTTCGGCCGCCAGCCAGTGGCAGACGCCCAGATCCTGATCACGGGCCATTTCCATCACTTCCGGGCGCAGCAGCTCGGCAACGGTCGCCTCCACATTCAGGCTCCCACGCTCGATTCCGGTTCCGATTGGTACACGGTCCGCTCGGGAGAGGTTTCCCAGCAAGGCCTACTCGTCTTCAGCGTTACGCCCGATGGGTGGGATGACCTGCGGATTCTCTAGAACTGCCCATAGAGTTATGGAAGTAGACGGCCCGGCAGGTGCGGGAACACCCACCGGGCTTTTGGCGATCACCTGTTGGGAGGTGGCTCGCGTGAGCGAGTCTACGGAAGCACCCGTCCACAGACCTATCGGGGCAACGAAGAGGTGCCCCGAGTGCGAAGAGACCAAGTCCATAGACGAGCACTTCGGATGGCGCAAGGAGCGCGGCAAGTGGTACGGGCAATCGCTGTGCCGGGCATGCCGAAGCGCTCGCCGTCGCTCGGATGGGTCCTGGATTCGCAAGACAGAACCTCGGCGCCAGCCTCCGGATGGTCAGGCCTACTGCACACAGTGCCAGGAGTTCAAGGCCAAGGCCGAGTTCACCCGTGACGCTTCCCGCCCCAGCGGTATCAGCCCATGGTGCCGCTCCTGCGGGGCACGTCGTCAGCGTGAAGCACGCGCAGCGATGACGCCAGAGCAGCGGGAGGCCTTCGCGGCTCGCAAAGCGGCGAGCGTCGCACGGAACCCCGAGGGCCGGAAGCGTCGGATGCTGCGGAACTTCTTCAACATCGGGTTGGAGCAGTACGAGGAGATGCACCTCGCTCAGGCAGGCGTCTGCGCGATCTGCGGAGAGCCTGAGACCGCGAAACGGGGGGATCTCGTCATGGACCTTTCCGTCGATCACGATCACTCCTGCTGCCCTGATAAGGGGCGCTCGTGCGGAAAGTGCGTGCGCGGCCTGCTCTGCGCCAACTGCAACAAGGGACTCGGTGCATTCCGCGATGACCCCGAGCGCCTGATGGCTGCCGTCGCGTACCTGGCGACGCATAAGAGTCAGGCGTAGCTGGAGCACCCCATCAAGATCGTTCTTGCCCAATTGGGCAAGTGCCCCTCTCGGCGGGGCGCGACCGTAGCCACCTGGGTGGGGCACGGTGCTCGCGCCCAACACCGATACGAGAGAGAGGCGTGGAGCATGGGGCTCTACAAGGCGGATGGGAGCCGGATCACCAAGGCGGCGTTCCCTTCTTCCTCCGCAGGCATCACCGACCCCGAGGTGGTTGTGACGCAGGACGTATACGCCACGCGTCACAGCGACGAGGGGAGCTACTACACCGGCACCAGCAACGACACGGTCCCCCAGGGGTCCGTCCGCACCCTCGCCTTCAAGGCGGGGCAAGTGGTGCGGCAGTCGGCGATCAACGCCCTGTATCCCGCGGCGGTGATCGACGGCATCAGCCCGGCCACCGGCGGCGTCGCGGGCGGCACGGTGGTGACCATCACCGGCAAGTACCTGGATGGCGTCACCTCGGTGACTTTCAACGGCGTGGCAGGCACCGCCCTGAACGTCATCTCCGCCACGAAGCTGACCGTCACTACGCCTGCCGTTACGGCGGGCGCGAGGGACGTCGTCCTGGTCGACGACGCGGGCAACACCACCAAGACCGGCGGCTTCACCTTCGCCTGATCCACACGACAGGGCGGCCCCTCCGCACGAGCGCAGGGGCCGCTCCCGATTACCCCATGCCACGCACCCCGCTCGGGGCAGGGCGCGACACAAGCTCCGCCCGGAGTGCAGGGTGCGCGCCGTCCGGACCGAACACCCCCGAGAGGGAGCCACCCATGGCAGGCACCACCGCCCGTACCCGTAAGACCGCGGCCCCCAAGACCGCCGAGGACACCCCCACCGAGGAAACCACCGCGGCGGCCCCCGAGGAGACTGCCCTCGCGGCCGAGGACACCCCGGCCGCCGACAGCACCCCGAAGGCGCCCGACGCCGCTCCGCTCGAGCCGCCCGCCGTGGAGATGCCCCCGGAGGCGCCGGCGGCACCCGTCTATGCCAGCCCGACCGAGGTCATCCCCGACGACGCTAACCTCGCCGACGTCATCACCGACGACGCCACCAAGCAGCCCCCGGCCGACCCGAGCACCGTGTTCCAGCCGCTCACCCCGTACGGTTCCGCCCTCGTGTGCACCGTGCGCCTGGTCGAGAAGACGTTCATCGGACCGCACTCCAACCCCGTCGAGCGTCTCCTGCAGCCCGCGGGCGCTCACGTCTCCGAGAGTGTCGCCGCGCGGATCCAGGAGCGCCTCGACGCCCAGGCCGCGCGGTTCGCCGCCCAGGCCGCCGCGGACAGCGACGAGAAGTAAAGGGGCCCGGAGTGGTCTTCGACTATGAACCCATGTACGGCGGGGCGCACTACGACCCCGAACCGGCCGGCGGAGCAGTCAGCCGCCTTGACCTGTACGGCACGGCCGACCGCAGCGGTCCGGTAGTCGCCGCGGCGACCACGGTCACCCGGCTACGCCCCGGGGTGTACCGGTTCGACCTGCCCGAGGTACCGCCCGGCCGCTACTGGGGCATGGTCACCTTCACCCCGAGCGACGGGGCCCAGCCGGTCAAGGACACAAGCGTGCGCCTCGACCTGCCCATGGGCATGGGCCTCGTCGCCTCCCCGGAAGCCGTCGCCGACGCGCTTGGCGTACCACTCCCGATCACGGCCGAGCAGCGCAGCGCGCTGGAGACAGCCATCCGCAACGCGCAGGCCGACGTCGTCGGCTACCTCAACCGTCCAGTCGTGCCGAAGGCAATCACCTTGCGCGCCGTCACGCCGTTCTTCACCGGCAGCCTCGACGACGCAGACTCCTGGCCCCTGCCCGACCAGGACGACACCGTCCGAGTCACCGCCTACCGGCCGCACCCGGATGGCACCTACGACGTCGACTTCCTGGTGGGCCTTAACGGCGCCACCGAGGAGACCATCGTCCGCTACGTCACCGCGCACGCCGCGGAGTCCGAGCGGCAACGGCCCGGCGGAGTAGGCAGCACGGGGCGCCGGGTGACCTCAGTGAGCGCCGAGGGACAGTCCATCTCCTACGAGGCCGCGCCCACCGAGGGACAAGCCGGGGCGCTGCCCATGCTCGCTTCCCTGAACCGGCTACGCCGCCGCCTCTACCAGCCACTCAACCGCCCACCGCGCCCGCCCTGGCCGTACTCCACTTCCCGCGGCCGGTACCGCTGATCCACGAAAGGAGCGAGCCCGATGGGCGACCTCTACCAGTCCTACGGCGAGATGGCCGGCGGCCAGATCGAGGGCATCGACTACCAACGGATCTGGCGCGTCTCCCAGGTCTCCACCCTGCTGCACCTGGCCATCCACGGGGGCGGTATCGAGACCGGCACGACCGAACTCGCCGACGCGGCCGCGGCCGACGTCCACGACTTCTACAGCTTGGACGCCTTCAAGCCCTCCGGCACCAACAGCGACTTGCACATCACGTCGACCCGGTACGACGAGCCGCAGGCCCTCGCCATGGCGCAGGCCGCCACGCACATCGTGTCGTGGCACGGCGCATCGGGCACCACGGCGTTCACGTATTTGGGTGGGTTGGACTTCAACCTCCGTGACCAGATCGGCCAGTGCCTGCGGGACGCGGGGTTCACCGTGCAGCTCGCCACCGAGGAGCTGAACGGCAACGACTCCAAGAACATCTGCAACCGGAGTAGCCGCGGCATGGGCGTCCAGCTCGAGATCAGCACCACTCAGCGCGCCGCGTTCTTCGCCAACGGCGACATGACCCGGGCCAACCGGAAGAACACCACCGCGGCGTTCACGTCGTACGTCAACGCGGTCAAGCTGGGCGTCTCCAAGGCTCTCGTAGTCGCTGGGGCAGGCTGACCATGGCCGTCGTCCTCCCGAACGTCCTGCTAACCGTGTACGTTCTCGCCCACCCCTGGGGCCGGGACGCCAACGGTGTGCCCGTCCCCCCGAACCCGAACCAGAAGCCGGCCCCGCGCGGCACCTGGCCCGGGTCGGTTCTCCGGCAGGACGACGGCTCATGGACCGTACGGCTCGACCCGCAGGCCTGGCCGGTCAAGGAGGGCGACACCATCAGCGACGAGACCGGCCAGTCCTGGACGCTGACGGGCACCCCCCGCAACCACGCCGTGCCCGGTTGCCCGGATGTCGACTACGTCCAGGCCACCGCGACCCTCAACCCTCCCGAGGTGCTGTGAGATGGCCAAGTTCACGCCGAACCAGGGTCTCGAGGAGGCACTGGCCCGCCTGATCGCCCCGGCCGTGCAGCGCGTCGCGCACCAGGTCGAGATTGAGGCGAAGCGGCTGGCCCCGCCCACCAAGCGATGGGTAACCGTCGGCGACGACAGGGTCCGCCCCACCCACGTCGCGGCCCAGGGCCAGGAGGTCCCCGGAAACCTGCGCTTCTCGATCAACTCCATGGAGTGGGACATCAAGCACCGCGGCGTGGGCGCGCATACCTACATGCTCGAGCCCCGCGACGAGAGCTCCCGGGCCGTGGCCAACCTCAAGAACTGCCGCTGTACGACGCACAAGGACCCGGAGGGCATCGCCCGGCACATCAACACGGGGCAGCCGGTCGTGGCCGGGAAGAAGGTCACCGTCACCGTGTCCGTACAGGCCCCGAAGGTCGTCGAGGCCGAGGTGGGCACCGTCTACCCGGGCAACCTGCGCGCGGACGGCGCAAATTTCATGTCCCGCGCGGCCGCCATCGTCGCCGCCCGCCGATGACCCCTACTGAGCTACCCGGTCGATGTCACGGAGGATCGAGTCAAGGTTAGCGATGAAGAGTGCCCAGCCGGCGAAGGCCATCGCATCCTCCTGCAACGCCTTTCTTGCTGCCACACGCTGGGTAGGGCTACCGCGTTCGAGGTCGCGCACTTGGCGGTCCAGATTCTCGAAGTACCAGATGAGACCCTGCCGGTTGATCCTTGCAAGCCGCTCATGCGCGTTCCGAATTACCCGATACCGCTCAAGAGGCATCCATGCCAGTCCCGTGCCCGCCAC